AAATATTTAATGAAAAAAATTTCTTGGCACAGTTCGTATGGCAAAAAAGAACTTCGCCAGATATGAGAAAAAGAGTAAGTACAGCACATGAATATATCGTGGCGTATTGCAAGAATATTGCTTTAGTAGATAAATCAATCAATAAGGTTGCACTTGGTGAAGAGGATGCAAAGGGTTATAAAAACCCTGATAATGATCCTAGAGGACCATGGGCTTCAAGTGATTTTACAGCACAAGGCTATAGACCTAATCAAATGTATGAAATAACAACTCCAGGAGGTGCAAAGTATACTCCACCAGAAGGCAGGTGTTGGAAAAATATAGAAAGCGAATTTAAGCGCCAAGTCTCAGAAGGAAGAATGTGGTTTGGAAAAGATGGAAAAGGAATTCCAAGAAGAAAAACTTATCTGAATGAACGTGAAGGAAAAAATGTATGGACCTGGTGGGATAATAAATCTGTTGGGCATACTCAAGAGGCAACGAAAGAAATAGGAAAAATATTCGGTACGCCGACTGCATTTGATTATCCAAAGCCAGTAAGATTAATTCAAAGAATAGTTCAGATAGCAACTAAAAAAGACTCTATCGTATTAGACTCTTTCGCGGGATCTGGTACGACAGCCCATGCTGTTTTAAACATGAATGCACAAGATAATGGAAATCGTAAGTTTATTCTTGTCGAAATGGGAGATTATGCGGACACCATTACGGCAGAGAGAGTTAAGCGAGTTGTTGACGGATATGGCCAAGGGAAAAATGCTGTAGCTGGTGTTGGTGGGAATTTCAGCTATTACGAACTTGGAAAGCCTCTGTTTAATGGGACATTACTTAATGAAGAAATTGCTTCGGAAGAAATTCGTAAGTATGTTTATTTCACTGATACAAAACAGCAATTAGAAATTCATGTTGATGAACCATTTTTTATGGGAACCTATATGGATACTGCTTATTATTTCTTCTATGAGAAGAAGAAAGTTACAACACTGAACAGAGAATTTCTACACACAATAAAAACAAAAACCGACGCATATGTCATTTATGCCGACCTTTGCATACTAAGCGAAAGTGAATTACAGAAATGGCATATAGCATTTAAGAAGATACCTCGTGATATCAGCCGACTATAAGAAAGGAGACATATCATGGAACTTAAAAATTATCAACGGAATGTAATGTCAGATTTGTCTTCTTATATAGATGTGATTGATAGAACAGACAATCTTTCTGAAGGCTGGAAGAAATACTGGGAAGAAAAAGATATTAATGTAGGGCTAGGAGGAGTACCACCTTATCAGAATCGTCTCCCTGGGACACCACATGTATGCATGAAAGTTCCAACGGGTGGTGGAAAAACGTTCATGGCTTGTTGTGCTGTGAAAACGATTTGTGACCATTTGCCTCCGGAAAAACCAAAGGTAGTGGTTTGGCTGGTGCCATCAGATTCCATCCTTACACAAACTATTCGCACTCTTTCAGATGTGAACCATCCATATAGACAAAGACTTGATCGTGATTTTGCTGGGCGAGTTGGTGTGTATACAAAGGATATGCTGCTAAATGGGCAGAACTTTTCTCCTGACACAGTACAGGATATGCTGACCGTTTGTGTGATGAGCTACGCATCTCTCCGCATTGACAGTAAGAAAAAGGATGTCCGGAAAGTTTACCAGGAAAATGGTAATCTCTTCAGATTTGCTGATTATTTTGATGATAAGTCTGTATTACTGGCAGATACTCCTGAAACTGCTTTAATACAGGTTCTACGTTATTTGTCTCCAGTAACAATCGTAGATGAAAGCCATAATGCTGGATCAAAGCTGAGCACAGAGATGCTTGAAAATTTAAATCCGTCTTTTGTGCTAGAATTGACCGCTACGCCGAGGAACACAAGCAATATCATTTCATATGTTGATGCCCGTGAACTGAAGAAAGAAAACATGGTAAAACTGCCGGTTGTAGTCTTTGACCGTACAAACAGGCAGACTGTCATTCAGGATGCTATACAGCTGCGTGGTAACCTGGAAAAGAAAGCAATTGAAGAACAAAAGGCCGGAGGAAAATATATCAGGCCAATTGTACTATTCCAAGCACAGCCACGAATTAAAGAAGACAGCGGAACATTTGATAAAGTTAAGGACCTCTTACTGAAGATGGGGATTCCTTCTGACCAAATTGCAGTTAAAACTGCCGATGTAGATGATATCAAAGACACGGATCTTATTAGTTCTGATTGCCCGATTCGATTCATCATTACCGTAAATGCATTGAAAGAAGGATGGGATTGTCCTTTTGCATACATCTTAGCTTCATTAGCGAATAAAACTTCCAAAGTTGATGTTGAACAGATTCTTGGCAGAATTTTACGTCAGCCATATACCAGGCAGCATGGATCACCATTATTGAATACCTCATATGTATTGACGTCATCAAATGATTTTCAGGTTACGCTCGATAGTGTTGTAAAAGCATTGAATGATGCAGGCTTTAGTCGTAAAGACTATCGCGTTGCGGATGAAATGCCTACGCCACAGGAAGAACAGCATGAAAATGAGCCTGAACAGGAATCTTTTGTTGCGCCTGAACAGTATAATGTTGATACAGGAGTAGATAACTCTCAAGAAGAATCTGATGACTTTACGGATGTTCATCCAGAAGAAGTTCAGGCAGTAATCCAGACAGGTGTAAGCAACGATACATCCGGCCAGATCAATAGCGATACTACCGGTCTTTTCTCAATGCTAAATCAGGCTGAAAAACAAGCAGAAGAGTATGAAAAAGAGATAAATGTAACTGCTGACAATGGGACAATCAGTGGAGAGCTGGGGGAAATGCTTAACCAAAATCGGATTCAGGAACAGTATAAGGACGAAGTAAAAGGTCTTAAAATTCCTCAATTCTTTGTAGAAGGAGATGCTGATTTATTCGGTGATGCATATGATCTTCTTGAACCAGAAAATCTTTCGGACGGTTTTTCCTTAACAGGGCAGGATGCTCAAGTAAACTTTGAGCTTTCTGCTGGGGAAATGTATAACGTTGATATTCAGAAAGAAGGCGAGGCAGTTCCAAAGTATCGCAGAGTTTCTAGAAGAAATATTGAATTACTTCAACGTTATATGGCTTCGATTCCTAAAGAGTCAAGGAAGAGAGCATGCATTTCTGCCATAGTTGATCAGATTAATAAAAATAACCGATACAGCACTTCAGAGGTTTCAGATTATGTACAGAGAGTAATTGCCAATATGTGTGCTGATGATTTGGAATTGATGCAAACCAACATCCCGACGTATGCCTTCAAGATCCAGCAGAAAATAGATGGTCTAGAAGAAGTTTACAGAGCTCATCAATTCCAGAGATGGATTGATACCGGAAAGATTATTTGCAGGGAAAACTATACATTACCGGAAGTGATTACTCCTGCTGAAACAATTGATTCAATTCCTTATTCTTTGTATGAAGCAGAGAAAAACGATATGAATACGTTTGAAAGGGAAGTCATAAACGCAATCGTAGGTACCGATAACATTCGTTGGTGGCATCGAATCATTGACCGTAAAGGGTTCAGGTTAAACGGTTATTTTAATCATTATCCTGATTTCATGGTTATGACATTGTCCGGTAAGCTGATCCTTGTTGAGTCAAAGGGCGATTACCTTGCCAATGATAACAGCAAAGCAAAGCTTGATCTTGGGAGAAAATGGCAGAGCTTATCAGGTCCTAAATATCGTTATTTCATGGTGTTTAAGAATAAAGATGTGAATTTGGACGGGGCATATACTTTGGATCAATTTATTGGCCTTCTGAAGGATATGTGATGATCGCAGTTATAGAAGGGGAAACTTTATGGATGCTGGAAAAGGCAATATATATGCAATTATGAATGGAGATAAACAATTCGTCATTCCGGTTTACCAGCGCTTTTATAGCTGGGACACTATACAGTGCGAAACATTATGGAATGATATTGTTTCTCTTGAACGGTCAGGGAAACCGTCTCATTTTGTGGGATCTATTGTAAATATCGTGGAGACTGCAATGCCCACAGGCGTTCAGAGATTTATGATTATTGATGGCCAGCAGAGGCTTACAACACTCACTCTGATGATGATTGCATTACGCAATTATGTGGAAAGCCATCCTGAAATTCAAGATCTCAATGCTAAGAAAATTACGAATACTTTTCTTAAGAATGAATACGAGTCAGGGAATGATCAGTATAAGCTGCTTTTGACTCAGACAGATAAAGAAACATTAATTGCATTAATTGAAGAAAAGCCTCTTCCTTCACCATATTCAGTGAAGCTGAAGGAAAACTTTGATTATTTTACTAAACAGATAGAGGCTAATATTTTAAAACCGGCGCAAGTTTACGATTCCATCGGCAGACTGCAAATCGTTAATATTACCCTGGATCGTGATTCCGATGATCCACAGGCAATTTTTGAAAGCCTTAACTCAACTGGGAAGGAGCTGTCACAATCTGATCTGATCAGGAATAATGTTCTGATGGGCCTTTCAGCCAGTGAACAGACAAAAGTTTATAACAACATTTGGCGTCCGATGGAATTGCTGTTCTCTAGTGACAATGATGATGTAATGGATGGCTTCTTCCGTGATTATTTGACCATGAAAGAGCTGAGAATTCCTCGTATGCGGAATGTTTATGATGAATTCAAAGTTTATCGAAGTGATAATGCAGAAGGTTTTAACTCTACACAAGATTTATGTAATGAGCTTTATCGTTACGCAAAGAGTTATACCGATATGGTTTATTGCCGGTCCAATGATGTAGAAATTCTCCAGTTGTATAAAGATATCAAGGAAATGCGGATGGAGGTTACCTATCCGTTCTTGCTGAAGGTACATCATAACCTGGAAGAGGGACTAATCAACAGAGATCAATATGTTGAGATTCTGCATTTGTGCATCACATATGTTTTGCGCAGAAATATCTGCAACATTCCGACCAATTCAATGAATAAAACTTTTGCAACGACTCTCCCGAATAGCCTTCGGAAGGATGATTATATGAATTCCATACGAGCTTTCTTTATCCTAGCTGACACATATAAGAGAATGCCGGACGATGAAGAATTTAAACGAGAGTTTATGCAGAGAGACATTTATCATATGCATGTTCGTTCTTACATATTCAGGAGCTTAGAAGATTACAAGAACAAGGCTCCAATCAATATGAAGAATTATTCCATTGAACATATTATGCCGCAGAATGATGATCTTAGGCCTGAATGGATTGCGGATCTGGGACCAGATTGGAAAAATGTACATGAGAAGTATCTGCATACAATTGGGAATTTAACGCTTACAGCATATAACCCTGAAATGAGTGACCATCCATTCATGGAAAAAATGAATATGGAAGGTGGATTTAAACAAAGTGCTCTGAGGTTAAATAGCTATGTTGTACAGCAGACTCATTGGAATCAGCAGAATATAGAAGAACGTGCAAATGAGCTGGCAGATTTAGCAACAAAAATCTGGCCATACCCGAAGCTTTCAGATTCAGAATTAGCTCCCTATAAAACTGTGCCTAAGAGAGAGGCTGTCTATACAATTGAAAACTATCATCTGAATGCCTTCAATCAAATGCTGTATGAGCAGTTGAATAGACGAATCTTGAATTTATCAGCTGATGTTAAGCGAGAATTCAAGAAGATGTATATTGCATACAAGCTCGATACAAATTTTACGGACATTGTTGTACGAGATGATGGTCTGACTCTCTATATCAACCTTCATAGCGATGAGGTGAATGATCCTAAGCATATCTGCAAAGACGTCAGTACTAAAGGACACTGGGGCAACGGAGAAATTGAGGTAGACGTTTATCACAGTGATGAGATTGATGATGCAATGGACATCATTCAGCAGGCCTTTGATAAACAAAATGTAGAATAAGAAAAACGGCAGCAGGCTCATCACCCGCTGTTGTTTTCAGTCTTTCATATAGTAGCTGCATTCGTAGCCATCGGCCCGGAGCTGGATGTCTGGCATCCAATCCGGCGCACGGCCCATGGTGTCGCAGATCGGCTGCATCTCCATATCTTCCGGCACTTCGATGATCAGCTCATCGTGGACGTGCCCAACAATATAGAGATCTTTCAGATTCTTCATGCTGTTGCAGAGAATATCGCGGGCAATCGCCTGCACGACATTCTCCACGATCTTCGGACCATAGGATTCAATCCTGGTCCATTTCTTCTGACCGTTCAGGCCCATGTAGGTGATGGACTCGCCGCCAAATTTGTTCTGCTCAATCCTCGGTTTTACATAGGACAATCTTCTGCCGGAAGGAAGATGGATGAACAGCATATTGTGGGACCAGAAGAATTCCACATTGCCGACATGAGTAGAAAGGTGATGGCGGATGGCGTCTTTGACTGCCTTATCGGTGTCCCACCAGTACTGCACGATGCCGCTGTTGGCCTCGCGCCACGAGTTTACAATCGGCTGCAGTTCTTCTTCTTTCAAGCCCATGTCCAAGGCACCCATGGCGGTCAGTGCACCGACTGAACCTCCGTAGCCGCAGGCCAATTCTGAGATCTTACCTTTCTGGCGAAGCTCGCCGTTGATTCCGTGCTTTACAACCGGAACACCAAACATTCGGCTTGCAGTGGAGCAGTAGATATCTTCTCCTCTGGCAAAAGCATCCGTCTTCCAGGTCTCGCCAGCCAGATAGGCAAGAACGCGGGCCTCGATGCTGCTGAAATCGGATACGACAAATTTGTATCCTGGCTTTGGAACCAGCGCGGTCCGGATCAGCTGAGCCAGAACATCCGGGACATCATCATAGAGAAGGGAGAGCCAGTCGTAGTCACCAGACTTTACGATGTTTCTGGCAATGTCGAGATCTGGCATGCTGTTTCGGTAGAGGTTCTGTAACTGGATCAGTCGTCCGGCCCAGCGGCCAGTGCGGTTGGCTCCATAGAACTGGAAGAGACCACGGCAGCGGCCATCCGGACATATGGAAGTACGCATGGCTTCATATTTCTTCACGCTGCTCTTGGCAAGCTGAAGCCGAAGCTCCAGCACTTCTTTGACGGTACCGGAAGTCGTTTCAATCAGTGCCTTTACGTCCTTCTTTCCAAGAGACTCCGTATGTATGCTGTTAGCACACAGCCAGTCTTTTAACTGCTGGACAGAGTTAGGATTATCAAGGCCTGTCAGCTCTTTCATTCTAGTGGTCAGGGATTCCTTGGTTAGTGCATCCATGCTGATGGCTTCTTTTACTAAGGTCTTATCAATCTGCACACCACGGTCATTGATCTTCTGATCGATAAAATATTCATTCCACACCGAGTCCGGAACCGGGTATTTCTCCAGACGCTCATGGATCTGAAGCTGTACCTCAACATCCCGAATATTGTACTTTTTGAATTGCTCCCATCTGGCTGGATCATCGGATGGAAGGTTTCTGGTCCGCATTCCATTCGTCTTGGTAGGCTTGCAGGGAGTGGAGAAGTAGCGGACCAGGTCTTTTCCTTCTGAGAGCTTCTGCTTTTCAAAACCAAGGACTGATCCGACTCCGGCAAGAGAGAGAGGGAGGCCGTTGTATGCTGCCAGCACCATATCGCATCTCCAGCTGACCGGATCCAGATATCCATGAATCGAGTCCTTCGGATCTCCATAGGATTCAAACAAAACAGGATAGTGCTTTCTCAGATAGACGGATAAGCAGATGCGCTCAAAGGATGCGTTGAATGCATACTTGATCACGTCTTTGGATACCAGTGCTTTCAGCAGGTCATCCGGAATCTTCTCACCACGTGCCACGTCATAAGTTTTCACCGGATTCTCATCAATGGACACACCGAAGAGCAGAATCTTGAAAGAGTCGTCTTCTGCATAGCGGTACACACCAGTCTTGGAAAGATTGGCTTCGCAATATGTCTCGATGTCGATAGAGAGTGATTTCATAACATACCTCCATAAAGAAAGAAGGGCAGCAGGATCACCTGCCACCCTTACCGTTCATTTCATAAAGTTTCCGCTTCTGATGTATTTGATCAGTTTCTTGATCAGCCGCCATACGGAACGGATGAGAATGTACCAGCCGTAGCCAACTACCACCAGACAACATCCGCCGATACAGCCACAGATCAGAGCTTTCATCGCAGCATCAATGAAGTTCCAGAACATAATGACCACCTCCCTTAATCGAGGAAGTCATCGTCACTGTCATCATCATCCAGACCGGCGAATTCGGCCTCTGCATTGATATGACCACCCAGCGGCTCACCATCCCTCAGCTTCTGCAGGGCATTCAGACCGCAGGCGATACCCTTGTTGCCATTCGTATTGAACGCATAGAAGTTGATGGAAGCACGGCCATAGATGCCGGAGTAGAGCTCAGAAGTATCCATGATGATATTGTTATCGGCATCCACGACACCCGGCTTGGTGGTGGAGTTGGCATTGATGAAGTAGGAATCCTTGTAGGCTTCATCGTCCGGTCTCTGCTCATCGCCATCGCGGAGAGGCTTCTTGATGGAATCCAGAGACGGTACAGACTTACCGTTTCCACGCAGCTTACTCTGGCCTTCTTCGTATGCTGCCTTGATTGCCTTATTGATCTTGGCAATCGTTACCTTGTCAGACTTCGGAATGATCAGGCTGACGGAGAACTTCGGTGTCCCGCCATTGATGGCCTTCGGCTCATTGACATTGAGATAGCTGAAGCGAGTGTTCTTTCCAGTGATAACTTTTGTCGGTGTGTTCATGATTTATTCTTCCTCCTTAAAATCATTTACTTCGGTATGAAATACCGGACGCTTGTCGCAGTCACGGACCAGTACCGGTTTGCCCGGCGGCTTATAGATGAGACCGCCTAATAATTCGTTGAATCGTTTCTTACCAAGCTCCGAGGTCATCGCTGTGATGCCTTTGAGCTTCTTGTCGTATGGATCAAAGCCAGCTTCCTCCACGGTTTCCGCAACCTTCTCATCATTGGTGTACTTCCGTGTGGATCTGCCCTCGACCACTTTGAAGCCAGGGTAGTGCTTTCCAGCCAGTGCCTGACTTAATGCGTAATCCTTCACATCGCCAGCCCATGAGATCAGGCTGTCTGCCCGGTCCAGAATCTCTGCAACTTCATCGTCATCCAAAAGATCTGGCTGTTTGAATTCATGCTCCGCAAGCTTCATGTTGTATTCTGCTCTGGCACGGCACGTAGCCTTAACGGCGCAGAACTGACAATGATCACCCGCTTGGAATTCTCCTTCACCCTTCATAGCAAGTTTCGCTGCTGGAGAGAGGACGTTGTCTGCCCAATCCAGAAGATCGGAGAGACTGGTTTCCCAGGTGTCAATGTGCTCCCGCCTTGGCTGGTAGATGGAAAGCTTGACCTTCTCGATGTCATAAAGATCACCGAGTGCATCGTAAGCTCCCAAGGCATAGCAGCTCAGCTGGCTGTTGTGTTCTGCCGGGACAAGAATCCCGACTCCGTATTTGAAATCTACGATGTGCAGGAGTCCATCTGCTACAATGACGCAGTCACCAGTTCCAAATCCTTCTGGAACCCAGTGGGAGAAATCCAGACGCTGCTCAACGCCGATATAAGGATCAGAGCAGTGTTCCTTCACTTCTTCGATTTGTTCCATCACAAAGTCTCTGTATCCTTCGGCACAGTTCTGCATTTCCTGATCGTAGAATTCCAGATCCTCGGTTGGATCCCGTGCCTGCCGGTGCAGCGCCTTCGAGAGAAGATATTCGCATAAGCTGTGAGCATCGGTTCCCTGCCTTGCATACGGACTGGAACGGTCACCGGCTTCCGCGCAGAGCTTTGCGGATGGTGGACATCTGGTCCAGCGGGCAGAAGAGGAAGCTGAGAGATAAGCATGTACATCAGGCATGCAGGGCCTCTGTTTCCGCAACCACTGCTGCATACTCAGAAGGATCCAGCTTTGTTAAGTTGGTTGCTCCATGTGCATTGATGATCGCTTTAATCTGAGGACCGAAGCCTTTCTGCTTAATTTCCGTAAGCTTTGCCCGGACCTCTTCTAATGTGTATTCCTTCGGCTTTGGCTCAGCAGCTTCCTTCTTCGGTTCCTCTGTTTTCACAGGAGCTTCCGTTACCGGTTCTTCCTTCTTCACCGGAGCCACAGCCTTCTTTTCTTTGGCCTTCGGCTTAGCATCTGATTCGGATGCTGCTTTGAGCTTCTTAGCCGCGTCAGCGAAGATTGTGGACATCTGATCCAGCGCCTCCGCTAAGATTTCTTCTTTCTTATCCATGTTTGATTACCTCCATATTTGTCTGATGCTTGTCTGCCATAAAGGCTTGTTGCCATGGGATCTGCTCTTGGCTCATTCATATTGGCTTTCCTTTCTGTCACCTCTTAACCGACACAAGAGAGCTGTTTTTGTACGCTGATGGGAAATTTTCCTGTCAGCGGCTTTTTTTTATGTCTGCTCATCTCCCGGCAACTGATATCCGACACAAAGGGGCTGATTTTGTATCCAGCCATAAAAAAATTTCCGGAGGCTCGATTCCTCTTTAGATAAGGAAAGCGTGCTCCAGAACACTTCTTAAAAATTATTCATAAGGAAGATACAAAACAGGCGGCTTCGTGTCGGTTACAAGGCAGAGGGCAGGAGAGATAAGCCTGCTCCAGGAAAGGAGATACGAATGTACGAAATCAAAAAGAAACAGGTCATGGTAAACCAGAGAGCCTTCAATGTTTATGAAAGAAGGGTAAAGGGAGATTGTTCTTCCATGGTTGTGACAGCCGGAACCACAGGATTCAAAGGTGGTGAGCGCCATAAGGGTGGCAGAGCCTTTGTCTGCATCCGCGACAGCCATAATTCCGATCTCTTTATTCGTCCGCTGAAGGATAAGCACGGAATGAATAAAGGAGTCGAGATTGCAGTCAGTGGCGATGATGGAATCATGAATCTGACTTCCGCACTGCTCTTTGCATCGAAGACACTCTGCGATGGCGCTGCGGAGGTGAACGAGTAATGAAAGTAGTTCTCTATGTATCAACGGTAACCGGAAACGAAAAGAACTGTCTCTATCCATACCGGGTGGAGACAGAAAATGCTGAGGATCTGAAAGACGCGGTCCGGTTCGATCATGTCTGTGCCGAATATAAAGGTAATTACCGAAACAGTAAGAACTTCATTGCTTCGGAATGTGCAGTCATGGATTGTGACAATGATGAATCAGACAATCCAGAAGACTGGATCAGCCCTGAGATGCTGGCGGATGAGCTGGAGGACGTTTCCTATGCGATTACGTTCTCCCGTCATCATATGAAGGAAAAGAACGGCAGAGCCGCAAGGCCGAAATTCCATGTCTACTTTCCAACCCAGACAATTCATGATCCGGATGCCTATAAAGCATTAAAGGAAAAGATCCAGAATGAGTATCCGTTCTTTGATCCCAATGCACTGGATGCAGGACGCTTCATCTATGGAAGTGAAAGCCAGGATCCAATCTGGCATGAAGGCAGTATGACAATTGATCACTTTCTGTCTCTTCATAGTGCAGAACGGGTGATCCATGAAGGAAGCCGGAATTCTACACTCAGCCGGTTTGCAGGCCGGGTACTGATCCGCTATGGCGATACAGACAAGGCTATGGAGGTATTCCGGGAAGAAGCTGCCAAGTGCGATCCGCCTCTGGAGGAAGAAGAACTGCAGACAATCTGGCACAGTGCAAAGAAGTTTGCAGGCAAGGTGTCAAAGCAGGATGGCTATATTCCGCCGGACAAATATGATCCGGAAAACTCTCTGAAGCCAGATGACTATTCCGATATCGGTCAGGCCAAGGTATTAACCCGTGAATATGGCAATGAGCTGATCTATACCAGTGCCACAGACTTCCTTCGTTTTGATGGAAGAGTCTGGGTGGAGGATAAGCAGTTAGCCGTGTCGGCTGCAGTCGAGTTTCTGGATCTGCAGCTTCATGATGCTTTGGATCAGAGGTCTGCTGCCTTGGAGGATTTAAAGAAGGCGGGAGCCGATATCGATCTGATTAAGAAGGGCGGCAAGACGGCAGAAAAGGGAATCGACTCTGATGACAAGAACCAGGTGAAGCTGTTTAGCCTCTTCTTACAGGCCAATTCCTACTATGCCTTTGTAATGAAGCGGAGAGATATGAAGTATATCAACTCCGCGCTGTCTGTATCAAAAGCACTTATGAACAGGGGCATCAATGAACTGGATCAGAATCCAAATCTTCTGAATACACCAGAAGGAACCGTTGATCTTGAAAAGGGCATGGAAGGTATGCGGGAGCATCGGGCCGAAGATCTCATCACAAAGATTACGGAATGCTCTCCGGGTGATAAGGGAGAAGAAATCTGGAATGATGCACTGCAGCTTTTCTTTCAGAAGGATCAGGAGCTGGTTGATTATGTCCAGCTGGTAGTCGGTATGGCTGCAGTCGGAAAGGTCTATCAGGAAAGTCTCATCATCAGTGCCGGAAGTGGAGCCAATGGTAAATCTACCTTCTGGAACACCATTGCAAGAGTTCTTGGAACCTACAGTGGAAAGATTTCTGCCGAGGTTCTGACTGTTGGAAATAAGAGAAATGCCAAGCCTGAGATGGCAGAGCTGAAGGGTAAGCGTCTCATCATTGCATCAGAAACCGAAGAAGGAATGCGGCTGAATACCTCCATGGTAAAGCAGCTGTGTTCCACGGATCCGATTCAGGCCGAGAAGAAGTATGAGAAGCCGTTTGACTTTATTCCGACACATACGCTGGTCCTCTATACCAACCACCTGCCAAGGGTGGGAGCCAATGATGATGGCATCTGGAGAAGGTTAATCGTCATTCCGTTTAACGCGCATATTACCGGAAAGAGCGATATCAAGAACTACTCCGATTATTTGTATGAGCATGCCGGGCCAGCCATCATGACCTGGATTATTGAAGGAGCACAGAAGGCCATTGCGGATAACTTCAAATGGAAGCTGCCGAAGGTTGTGCAGGATGCAATCGATGAATACCGTCAATCCAATGACTGGCTGGGACAGTTCCTTGTGGACTGCTGTGATGTGGATCCAAGCTTCATGGCTCCATCCGGACAATTCTATGACGAGTACAGAAACTACTGTCAGCGGGTAGGAGAATACACGAGAAACAGTGCCGACTTCTATTCAGCCTTAGAGAAAGCAGGATTTAAAAAGAAGCGGACGAAGGCAGCCCGTTTCATAACAGGTGTGCAGTTGAAATCAGATTTTATGGAATAACACCTGTCATTGGTGACGCCTCTGACATCTCTCTGGTAAAAGTGCCCTATAGGGAAAAATAGACCTAAAAAAAAGCCCTAAAGGGGGTTTTACCGGAGAGGTGGCAGTCTTGTCACCCATCGCAAATATTGAAGGAGAAACAATGACCTATAAAAACTGGATGAAAAGAAATTATGCGGACCTGGATTCTCCGGAAGGAGATCTCGCCCGCGATGTATGGAATGATGAGACATTCCCGAAAAACAGATGCTGCAAGTTCAAAGGATGGCATGATCTGATCAAATCCTATCTGGAACGGAAAGCGGCCTGCACTGAAGCCATCAGCTTGTTTGAGAAAACGTGGAAGGAGTACGAAGCATGCGAGAAGCAGAGATTGAGAAGAAATTAGTGGAGGCCGTAAAGGATGCTGGCGGCATCTGTCCGAAGTTTGTTTCTCCCGGAACCAACGGAATGCCAGACCGCATTGTTCTGATGCCGGAAGGTGCGATGTGCTTTGTGGAAGTGAAAGCCACAGGGGAGCATCCAAGACAAATTCAGCTGAGGCGGCATGCAAGACTCCGGGCCTTAGGATTCAAAGTATATGTTCTGGATGATCCGGACCAGATCCCGGCAATTCTCACATCGGTGAAGGGAGGTCAGTGATGGGACGCATCTTAGTGACCAAGGATAACAAGAACCATCTTCTCTTTAACGAACAGGATCTCTTCCGGCTGGTGGAAGAGTACATGGGATCCGATTTCTCAGAACTTCTGGCAGATAAATTTCAGGAAACACAGGATGATCTGGAAGGCTATGACGATGAGATTAAAGAATTAAAAGTCGACCATAAAGACATGGTGAAATCCATCGAGTCCGCCATAAAGCAGATCGAAAAGCAGCTGGAAGGAAAGCGGATCAGTCGGTCTGAAATTGAAGAAGCCATAGATGAGATCAGCGATGCCATTCATGACGATCCTTGGAAATGGGAATAAGGGAGGTGAAGTAGTGAAGCATTTTAAACCTTACCCGTATCAGAAGTATGCGATCCAGTTCATCAAGGACCATCCGGAAGCACTGCTGTTTCTGGACCTTGGCCTTGGGAAAACAATCATTTCTCTTATGGCCATCAAGGATCTGATGTATGACGAGTTTACAGTACAGAAGGTGTTAGTCATCGCACCGCTTCGGGTAGCGAAGGTGACCTGGCCGAATGAAGTGAAGAAATGGAATGAAGTCTCTGATCTTCGGATGTCTGTGATGGTTGGATCCAAACAGGAAAGGACACAGGCCTTCTGGAAGGATGCTGATATCTATGTCATTAACCGCGAGAATCTGAAAGGCTTAGTTGATTGGCTGGAAGAGCGGAAGATGGATTGGCCGTTTGATATGGTGGTGATCGATGAGCTTTCTTCCTTCAAGAACTATAAAAGTCAGCGCTTTAGGGCTTTAAGGAAGATCCGTCCCTTTGTAAAGCGGATCGTAGGGCTTACTGGAACACCGGCCAGCAATGGTCTGATGGATCTCTGGGCTGAAGTGAATGCGATTGATCGCGGCAAGCGTCTGGGAAGATTTATAGGCCGTTACCGGGAAGCGTACTTCAAGCCAGCTGGTTTCAATCCTTATACCGGAGTTGTCTATAACTACGAAATCCGATCAGGAGCCGAAGAGAAGATCTACGAAAAAATCAGTGACATTACGGTTTCCATGCGAGCCAAGGATTATCTCAAGATGCCGGATGCAGTGACCGTAAATCATGAAGTGGAAATGAGTCCGGCAGAACGGAAAGTCTATGACAAGATGAAGCACGATCTGGTTACGGATATAGATGGCGAAGAAGTGTCCGCCGCCAATGCTGCAGTGCTTTCCAACAAGCTGTTGCAGATGGCAGACGGAGCCTTGTATTCAGATGATGGAGCTGTGAAAGAAATCCACAGCCGGAAACTTGATATGCTGGTGGATCTTATGGAACAGGCCAATGGCCAGCCGGTCCTGATCTCGTACTGGTTCAAGCATGACCATGAGAGGATCCAGAGGCGTCTGAAGGAAGAAGGATATGAGCCGCGGGATCTGAAAACGGCTGAGGACTTCGCTGACTGGAATGCCGGAAGGATTCAGGCGGGACTGATCTCACCAGCATCAGCTGGCCACGGACTCAATCTCCAAGATGGCGGACATATCCTTGTGTGGTATTCGATGATCTGGTCACTGGAACTTTACCTTCAGACCAATGGACGACTGCATCGGCAGGGTCAAAAGAACGTGGTTACGATTCACCATATTGTCTGCAAGGATACCGTGGATGAAGATGTCCTGTCTGCACTGGAAGAAAAAGATACCACCCAGAACAGATTGATCGATGCAGTCAAAGCCAATTTGAAATGACAATCAATGACAAAACATGCCAATCCGGGGAACTGAAACTAAAGATTGGAGGAAGCAGATCATGAGCAGTATTATTTACAAGTATCTGGATAAACGCGCAGCAACCGTCAGTGCCATTAAGGACTTTCAGAGCATGCAGTTTATCATCAACAATACGGATGAAAAGATCCGGGAAGAGCATCACAAGATGTCCGGTATTTCCAGTCCTCGGTTTGATGGCATGCCACATGGTCATAATCCAAACTCGACAGAGGAGAGGATCTTAAATGGCATTGATGAGATCAATGTCTTAAAAGAACGGTATCGGCAGGCAGTAGAATACATGGACTGGTTTGTACCGGCATGGAAGCAGTTGTCAGAAGAGGAACAGGATGTTCTGGAAACCTTCTATGATGAATCACTGGAGAGCACTGGTGCTGTGTATGATATCTGCGAGAAGTATCATATCGAACGGTCCACTGCCTACAACCGGAAGAACCGTGCAGTGACGCATCTGCAGACATTGTTGTTTGGAAAAGACTGAAGCTTTACTATCAACAATTGGGCCTGCAAGCTATAATGAAAATAACTTGTAGGCTTATTTTAAGGGAGTTAGCAAAGTGGCAGATTCAAGAAAGAATAATAAATCTTCCAAGAAGGGTGCATCCAGAAAATTCATAGTCACACTTGATAGTGATAAGGATATTTCAAACGACACTCCTGGCTCGGGTGGAAGCAGAAGAGAAGATGGAACATTATCCGCACAGTACAAAAATCCGATTCCTTATGATGAGGATCAGGAAAATGCAGATAAAGCAGAACTTGAACAGTTAAGACAAGAAAAACTGAATCGAGAACTATCTGATTACGACAATAACTATTCTTATCCGACAGAGCAGCATGATGCTTTGGATATGATATCTGATGCAACAGAAGCGTTAGCTAATCTTACACAGGTGCTTGCTGACAATCCATGGATTGTAGAAGGCGTGGTTAAGGGTGCAAAGTGGGTTCATGGAAAGCTGAAACTCGGAATATCTAAAATAACAGGAATTAGTGAGAAAAAACCAAAGGCCGTAATCGATGCTGAGCTTGTTGAGGATGAGAACACGGATATTGCTACAACACCAGAAAAACCGCTTATGTTTGTAGAAGAAGCCAGAGTCCGGCTGGTTAGAATGGTGAATAGCTATTTGAACTTTCTTAGAGATTACAATGCGCTAAAGAATTCAACCATAGTTGATCCTGAAACAGGAGAAACGGTTAAGTTAAATGTTGATGACGGACTCAACAAGCTGCAAGAATTTGTGAAAGCAAACCCGGCATTAATTAATGATTTTCAGACATACAAGCAAATATCAAATCTTTCATTTGAAGGAATAACAGAATCAGAAAGAAAGCAGGTTATGGGACTGCTTTCTGATACAGACAAAGATGACAGGTAATCTGCTGGACGCATTACCTTGAAAATCCTGTTATATTGATATCGTGGAAATGAACCGGAAGGGATAACAAGTCTCTCCCGGTTTTCTTTTACGTTGAGGGAAGTGAACAGGATGAGAGAACATAATCCAAGACGAATGGAAGTCTGGTTTGCCTGTCTTGGAAAGCATCCGGCAACCAGCGTGCAGGAAGGTACAAGGCCAGTGCTGGTGATCAGTAATGACAAGTCCAATGAACATGCCAATACAGTGACAGTTCTTCCGATGACATCCAAGATGAAGAAACCGTGGCTTCCAAGTCACGTCCATCTTAGTCAGAACGAAATGGAGAAGGACAGCGGCTACCATGATTACTTTGCACCATCGACTGTACTGGCAGAACAGATCACGACACTGGATAAGAAAGCATTCCGGTCCCGTGTTGGCTGTGTGATGGATACGGACAAGCAAAAGGAAATCGAGCAGGCTGTTTCGATGCAGTTGGGAGAGGAGACGTGCCATGAGTAAAACGCTGGACACATTACTGGAGCTGACCTGCTACAGTGGCAGTACGGACCAGCGGAGAGGTGGTGTTGGCCATGCCTTATAAACCAATGCATCCGTGTCGGCAACCTGGCTGTCCAGAACTGATTCCACCAGGAGAGAAGTACTGCGCCAAGCATAAGAAGCTGCATCCGGAAGAGGTACGATCTGCTTACCATCGTGGTTATAACAGACGATGGCAGAAGGCGAGCAAAGCATTTCTTCAGTCGCATCCTCTCTGCGAGCATTGTCTGAAGGAAGGACGATATACCAAGGCAACAGTCGTGGACCACATCACACCTCACCGAGGAGATCCGAAGTTGTTCTGGGACCAGAGCAACTGGCAGGCACTCTGCAAGCATTGTCACGATCAGAAGACGAGGAATGAAGATGAGACACCGAAGTATCATTATTGATTCGAGAAAAATCTCCGGACGGACCGGGGCGGGTGTCGATCTCTACAAGGTGCCGCCTGGGGACCGCCGCCCCCTCTTGCGTGTAAAACCGCGAAATTGCAGGGCCGGGGTCTATAGGATCATATAACGATAGATACATATGTATAACGCGCCGTGGAAAGCCCATGAATACGGGCAATTCACGGTTTTTCTATGCTCATTTTTACGGTACATCCGGCAGAGATATTTCGTGGACAAATGATGGGCGAGTTACAGGCTGGCCAGAGAATTTCGAGGACAGGTTATGAAGGATGAAGAACTGAATGATTTTATCAATGCCTGCGCGAAACTCTTCTGTCTGGAATGTGGCAGGCCAGTCAGTTACAGCGGCAAGGGAAGACCGCGCGTTTTCTGCTCAGACCGGTGCCGGTGGGCATATGACAAGCGAAGAAGGCGCCAGAGATTGAAGGAGGAGAAGCTGAATGAAAACAGCAGAATTGAAAGTGATCCCGGTGAAGGATCTGAAACCGGCCGAATATAATCCGAGAAAGAAACTGAAGCCGGGCGATAAAGAGTACGAGAAGATTAAGAATTCCATTCAGGAGTTTGGCTTTGCTGATCCGCTAGTAGTGAATGCAGATATGACAGTCATCGGCGGCCACCAGAGATTGACTGTTGCCAAAGAGCTCGGCTATACCGAAGTGCCATGTGCTGTCGTGGATGTGGATAAAACCAGAGAAAAGGCTTTGAACATTGCACTCAATAAGATCACGGGTGCATGGGATGAGAAGATGCTCGCTGAACTTCTGCAGGATATCCAGAATAGTGAATTGGATGTGATGGTGACCGGATTTGAGCCTCCGGAAATGGAGCAGCTCTTTAACAAGGTGGCCGATAAGGATATCGAAGAGGATGACTTCGATGTGGAAGCGGAATTGAAGAAGCCGACCGTTACAAAGCCAGGTGATCTCTGGTTCTTAGGACGACACAAGATCCTCTGTGGGGATTCCACGAAGGAAGAAACCTATCACACGCTCATGGGTGATGAGAAAGCAAATCTGGTTCTGACTGATCCGCCTTATAACGTGAACGTAGAAGAAACCGCTGGAAAGATCATGAATGACAACATGTCCGATGATGCCTTCTATCAGTTCCTTCTTTCTGCCTACAAGTGCATGCATGAATTCTTAGCGGATGATGGATCCATCTATGTGTTCCATGCAGATACGCAGGGCCTCAACTTCCGTAAAGCATTTCAGGATGCCGGATTCTATCTTTCCGGCTGCTGCATCTGGAAGAAGAATTCTCTGGTGCTCGGACGTTCGCCATATCAGTGGCAGCATGAGCCTTGCCTGTTTGGCTGGAAGAAAGATGGGAAACATGAGTGGTATTCCGACCGCAAGCAGACAACGATCTGGGAGTATGACCGCCCGAAATCTTCCAAGGATCATCCGACTATGAAACCGGTACAGCTCATGGCTTACCCGATCCGCAACTCCAGTATGACCAATGGCATCGTTCTGGATCCGTTCCTCGGTTCTGGCTCCACGATGATGGCTTGCGAACAGACCGACCGGATCTGCAGAGGCATCGAGCTCGATCCGAAGTTTGTGGATGTCGAGGTGAAACGATTCCTGGAATTAAAAGAGAACAAAACAGATGGCGTCTATGTTCTTCGGAATGGTCAGAAGCTGACCTATGAAGAGGCCATCGCAGATATGGAGGGTGACGAACAATGATTCTGATTTGTGTATTGGCATCCGTGACAGTTGTGATCTCGCTTTTTAACTTGCTTCTGGTGTGCTGCTTCTCGGATGAAGACAAAGAATTAGAGGACCGCGAGCAGGAAGAATATCTCCGGAAATGGCGAGAAAAGCATCCGAAAAAATAATGCAAAAAACCTTTTATTTATGCGAAAACTTGCTTGCTATATGTGCCCTTCAGAGTGATCTATACAGTACCGAAAGAAAAGGAGGAACAACGCATGAAAGCAAGCTACACATTCAACATCGACAAGTCACAGAGAAAGGCACTGGCGCAGACCGCAGGTGAATTCTTCCAGATGAAGCCAGAGTACAAAATGCCGGGATGCCGGTTTGTACTGGAAGGAAAGGCTGAGATCCAGAGAGACGGAACCATGGACATGGACGAAAGCGTCAGCGAGGAGGAAGCCGAAGCGATGCTTTCCTACCTTGCAGACCATGGATTCACGAAAACGGATGATCCGGAAGAGAACAGCTTCACGGTTCTTACGGATGAAGAACCACAGGAAGAAGCGGAACCTGAGCCGGAGTCAGAAGACGAGGAGGAACCGATGGAGTTATCCCTTTCCCTGCCAGACGATCTGACGGATGAGGCTTACGATAGACTCCAGACGATCATTGAAACCAAGCAGGAGCTCTTAAAGCACGCATTTCAGTCGGATACCATCACCTTAAAAAGAGAAAACGGCCAGATCACCTTTGACGGATTCCCATCCATCGACAGCGATCATCATAAAGCCTTCGTGGACTTTGTAACGCTGGTCACCGAGTTTGCTAAGAATGCAACGCGGGTAAGCAAAGAGGAAAAGGAGATCACCAGCGAGAAGTATAGCTTCCGGAATTTCCTGCTCAGGCTTGGGATGAAGGGAGCGGAGTACAAGCTCACGAGAAAGATTCTTCTCGAAAACCTGACTGGATCTGCAGCATTCCCAACCGAAGAAAAGGCCAAGGCCCATGCGGCTAAATGGGCAGAGAAGCGGAAAGAAGCCAAAGAGGCAGAACAGGAGGCAAGCGATGATGCGGATGCCGAGTAAAGCACAGGTGGAACGGATTCGAGCTTCTTATCCGGCAGGCTGCCGGGTACGGCTGATCCAGATGGATGATGTGCAGGCGCCTCCTGTTGGAACCGAGGGTACGGTCATTGGAGTCGATGACATGGGATCGGTAATGATCCGATGGGATAACGGTTCAGGACTTAGCGCAGTTCTGGATGGTGGAGACGTCATTGAAAGACTGGAGGCCAGCCATGACAGAAGAAATTAGAAAAGAGATCCTGGCCATCCGGGATACGGGAAGAACAAACATGCTGGACGTCCCTACGGTTCAGAGGATTGCCTATGAATTGGAATACTTCGATCTTGTGATGTTCATTGAAGAACACCGGAAGGACTACATCCATTTCATCTTCACCGGAGAATGAAAAAAGCGCCGATCTGGCGCTGAAGGATAAGGCGAATGCCTTAGTAGCGAATTTCCGCTATAACCTCCCGAAGCTCATCAAGGTTGAGAGGTTCTGTGCGGCTTTCGCTGCTTTCCTTGTTCTCCCAGCTGAATGTCTGGTTTGATGCATTCTTATTGTTTTCCTGATTATCTTCCATGATGGCCTCCTGATTACCGGGGATTATCCTAACGCAAAAGAAAAGGAATCCAATCCTTGAAATTACCGGGTGCTTTCGTTCCTCCTTTATCCATGCGGAAATTTGCATGCAGCTTTTTTTCTTCCTATGCTTTCGTTTAACCATTCAAATGGGTGCACAAAAACATCGAAAAAGGGCTTCAATATGCGAAGAATTGACTTGCTATCATGCCCACACAGAGTGATGTATATACATGCCAAAAGGAAAGGCAAAGAGGCAAGGACCTCAGGAGGACAAGGACATGAAAACATTCAAGACAACAAAGGGTATCGAGATTCACGCAATCAGAAGAGAAGGCGAGAGCTGGACATGGAATGTCAAGGAGCTGATCCTTGGAAGAATCTACGAAGACGGAAGCTTCGGAAAATGCATCCGGATCTACAACGACAAGAACGGGATCTTCCAGATGGAATTCTTAAAGGGCTGCGACATTGCTTACACATTCCTGCCGGAATGCACAGAGCTTCTGGATTTCATGAAGGAAGGCATTGTTGGATCAACGCTTGGAATCATCGCGGATTACCTGATGAGAAACGGCTGGACAGAGGTTACAGGAAAGTGAGAATGCAGACCATGGAAAAGAATACATACTTTGAAGAAATGAGAAAAACAGCGATTGCCTACAACGAAGCAGCAGCCAAGAGGAAAGAAGATCGGGACGCGCTGATTAAAGCCGATGACTGGGATGGCGTCCGGGCCTTTGATAAGAGGGAGAAGAAGGAATTTCCATATCCTTTTACAGCGGGCGAGAACAAGGCGCTGGTTCAGTACGACTGTTCCCTGCGGAACGGTACAGACGAATACGAAGTCGATGACCTTCCTTGGGACAAGGAGCTTCCGGATTTTGTTAAGGCACTAAGAGCTGCGGGGATCAACAAGGTTGTAGTTACCGATCAGAGCACTGCATTGATGGAAGGAATCTATGGCCTGACAACACTTGGCTGCAGGATGACAGGCCTCTACACGATCACCAGAGAAAACGGCCATCGCTTTGGATCCAGAGAGCCGGAAAAGAAGGATGGCATCACCTTTGAAATCAACTGATCAGAATGTGAGAAAAAGGCTTAAATAAAGCAAAAATCATGCATTATTAACTTGCTATCATCTGCCTTCAGAGTGATATATGTACATGCCAAAGGAAAAGGAACGAAGCGAAGGCTTCAGGAGGACATGAACATGACAAAGGCAACAGAACTTAGAAACACATTCACATTTGAGGATTACAACACCGCATTAAGCAAAGCAGATTACGAGCGCTTCTTCACGAAGACAAAGGAGACGGTAAGGTTTACCTTCAACGGCTGGGATGGCAAGAGCTACGATGGCGAGGCTAGAAACGCCAAGGTCATCCGCTGCAACAAGCCTGGCTACGAAGACATCCGCTTCATCAAGGTCGGCAAGCACCTCTGCAGCATCGATGAAGACTGGATGGTTATCGAGAAATCAACCGGCGAACAGCATCCGACAACCGACTGGTTTGCAGAAATCAAAAGAGCCTAAATAAAGCAAAAAATAGATGAGAATCAACTTGCTATCAAAGGCCGGTAGAGTGATATATGTACATGCCAAAGGAAAACATAGCAAAGGAGAACATACCATGTGGAACGAAGGAACATTACTCATTGAAGGAACGACAGTGAAATATTGGGTGAAGGCACTGGATGAAAAGAGCGAGACCTACGGAATTGAAGGAAGCCGGATCATCAAGATGACGCTGAAGATCAACGGCGAGTGGACACTGAACTACGACAGAGGCTGGGACATTGAGCCGGAGGATGAAGTAAGCCAGCTTGCTTACGCGGCCCTGCTGAAGAAATTCGGGTGAGGTAAAACGCTGGACACATTACCTGGATAAACCAGCTATTATAGTAATGTGAAAAATTGAGAGGGACAGAACATCCTGCCGAAGGGCAGTGTCTCTCGTTATAAGAAACATCGCAGGGACCCAGATGAGGTCTTTTTATTTTGCAAAAAATCAGGAAAGGAGGTGCAGTCTTATGGCAACAAGAGGAAGAAAACCAAAGCCGACAGCGTTAAAAGAACTGGAAGGAAATCCGGGAAAGCGTGCGTTAAACGAAAGAGAGCCAAAGCCAGCTAAGAAAGCACCATCCTGTCCGAAGTGGCTGGAAAAAGAAGCGAAGAAAGAATGGCACAGGCTCGCTTCCAAGATGGAGCAGATGGGAATTCTTACCGAAGTAGATATGGCGGCCTTTGCCGGATATTGTCAGGCGTATGCCAGATGGAAGGAGAATGAGGAGTTTATCACCGAGCATGGTTCCTTAGTCCGGACACCATCCGGCTATTGGATGCAGGTACCGCAGGTTTCTATCGCACAGCAGTATATGAAGCAGATGGAGCGCTTTGCCGAGCAGTTCGGCTTAACGCCTGCTTCCCGTTCACGGATCATTGCGGATGATGCAAGCAAAGGTCCGAAGGACGAGATGGATGAGCTGCTGGGAGGTGACGAATGATGAAACGTCCGGCAGATTATCCAAAGCTTGAAAACTATAAGCCATGCAAATTCATGCTGCCGACTTCTCACTACGATCAGAAGAAGGCAGACCGGGCTGTAAAGTTTATCGAGATGCTGCCCCACACCAAAGGTGAATGGGAAGGAAAACCGTTCTGGTTACTCCCATGGCAGGAACAGATCGTCCGGGACATCTTTGGAATTGTAAAGGAAGATGGCTATCGGCAATTCCGGACAGCCTATATTGAGATTCCAAAGAAACAGGGAAAGTCAGAGCTTGCTGCGGCGATTGCGCTTTACCTTCTGTATGCGGATAACGAGCCAAGTGCAGAAGTGTTCTCTGCTGCATCTGATCGCCAGCAGGCTTCCATCGTATTTGATGTTGCAAAATGCATGGTGGAAATGACACCGGCCCTGAACCGCCGGTCCAAGATTATGACGGCCACAAAGCGAGTGGTGAATTATTCCAATGCCGGGTATTACCAGGTTGTCTCTGCCGATGTTGGCGGGAAGCATGGCTACTCCATTAGTGGACTCGTCTTTGATGAGCTCCATACACAGCCGAATCGAAAGCTGTGGGATGTTCTGACAAAAGGATCCGGTGATGCAAGACGTCAGCCCTTGCATCTGGCAATTACCACAGCCGGAACGGACCGAAACAGCATCTGCTTTGAACTGCATACCAGAGCCTTGGATCTTATTGCCGGGAAGGTAAAGGATCCAAGTTTCTATCCGGTTGTTTATAGCCTTCCGATTGATGCAGATTGGGAGGATGAAGAGAACTGGAAAAAGGTGAATCCTTCGCTTGGATATACGGTTCCAATGGAGAGAATGCGGGAAGCGTATCTCGAAGCCAAGGGCAATCCGGCAGAAGAATCCATCTTTAAAACCCTGCGTCTTTGTATCTGGTGTGGCAGTACGGTTCAGTGGATCCCGGATCACATCTACGACATGGGAAACCAGCCGATTGATATGGCTGCTGTGGAAGGACGTGAGTGCTATGGTGGTCTGGACCTTTCCAGTTCCGGCGATATCACAGCCTTTGTTCTGATGTTTCCACCAAGAACAGAGGATGAGAAATATATCATGCTGCCGTTCTTCTGGGTGCCGGAAGATACAATTCCTCTTCGGGTTCAGCGGTCAGGCATTCCGTATGATAACTGGGTGGCACAGGGGTATATGAAAGCCACACCGGGCAACGTCATCGACTATCAGTACATTCAGAATACGATAGAAGAACTGAGCCATAAGTACCATATTCTGGAGATCGCATTCGATAGATGGGGTTCCAACATACTGGTGGAACGGCTGACAGAGCTTGGCCTTACTGTGGTTCCATTCGGACAGGGATATAAAGATATGTCTCCGCCAAGCCGTGAATTCTACGAACAGTTAATGAAAGGTAATATGATCCATGGCGGCAATCCAATCATGAAGTGGATGTGCGGAAATGTCGTCATTGAAAAGGATCCGGCTGGCAACATTAAGCCAACCAAAGCGAAATCGAAAGATAAGATCGATGGAGTGGTCGCAGCTATTATGGCGCTGGACCGCTGCATCCGACACGAGCAGACCGAAAGCATTTATGACAGCCGAGGCCTGCTTTTTATATGAGTGTGCTGTCAGCACACAGGAGAGATAAATGAAGGGGCCATTTAATATCAAGCATAAAAGAGCATCACCGAAGAACAGTCTGGCCGGTGATTCCTATCAGTTTTATATGGGATTTTCCAGTTCTGGGAAAGTCGTGAACGAGCATTCTGCGATGCAGATCACAGCTGTTTACGCCTGTGTTCGTGTTCTCTCGGAAGCTATCGCTGGTCTGCCGCTTCATTTGTACCGTTATAAAGATACGGGTGGAAAAGAGAAAGCCGTGGATCATTCGCTGTACTTTCTACTCCATGATGAGCCGAATCCGGAGATGACAAGTTTTATCTTTCGGGAGACAGCCATGACGCATTTACTCCTGTGGGGAAACTTCTTCTGCCAGATCTTACGAAATGGAAGAGGAGAAGTGCTGGGCCTGTATCCCTTGATGCCTAACCGCATGGTTGTTGATCGAGATGAAAAAGGCAGGCTTTACTACCAGTACACACATCAGAGTGATGAAGCTGGAACGATGAAGAACGAGACGATCAAGCTCACTCCATATGATGTGCTGCATATCCCAGGCCTGGGATTTGATGGCTTGATCGGATATAGCCCGATTGCCATGGCAAAGAATGCGCTGGGAACCAGTCTTGCCTGTGATGAGTATGCAAGTAAGTTCTTCTCCAATGGTGCAGCGCCTTCTGGGGTTCTGGAACATCCAGGAACGGTCAAGGATCCGGAGAAGTTAAGGGAGAGCTGGAATAATACCTTCGGCGGCAGTAAGAACGCTGGAAAGGTGGCAGTTCTGGAAGAAGGAATGAAGTACGAGCCGATTTCCATCAATCCGCAGGACAGCCAGTTCCTTGAGACCAGAAAGTTTCAGGTTGACGAGATAGCCCGTATTTTCAGAATCCCGCCGCATATGATTGGAGATCTGGAGCATGCGACCTTTTCCAACATTGAGGAACAGGGCCTGGAATTCGTTATGTATACCCTGCAGCCATGGATGATCCGGATTGAAACAGGACTGAATAAAGCATTGCTTTCACCAGAAGAAAAGAAGAAATATTTCTTTAAGATGAATGCGGATGGTTTGCTGCGAGGAAATTATGAAAGCCGGATGCAGGGATATGCGACTGGCATTAACAATGGATTCATGTCGGTTAACGATGTCCGAGGGCTTGAAAATATGGATCTTCTGTCTGATGAAGAAGGAGGCAACGTCCATATGGTCAATGGAACGATGCAGAAACTTTCTGAAGTTGGTGCAGCTTACCATCAAACTGAGCCTGCATCCGAATCAGAGAATGATGATACAGATAATAAAATGAAAGAACAGAATACTTCACAGAAAAGAAGGGAGGCGAAGCCTCATGGATAAATTCTGGAAGTGGGTGACTAATAAAACCCTTGATCCGGATAACCCGGATACCGAAGAAAATACAGAACGTACATTGTTTCTGAATGGAACGATTGCGAGTGAGAGCTGGTTTGACGATGATGTCACACCGGCTCTTTTTAAAGACGAGCTGAACAGCGGATCTGGAGATATTACCCTTTGGATCAATAGTCCGGGCGGTGACTGCTTTGCAGCTGCCAGCATTTACAACATGCTCCGTGACTACAAGGGAAAGGTTACCGTCAAGATTGATGGCCTTGCGGCTTCGGCTGCGTCCGTCATTGCCATGGCTGGTGATGTTGTAGAGGCGAGTCCGGTATCGATGATCATGATTCATAACCCGGCAACTATTGCATCCGGGGATCATAACGATATGCAGAAAGCTATCGAGATGCTGGATTCGGTCAAGGATTCCATCATCAATGCTTATGCCATTAAGACTGGCCTTTCCAGAAACAAGCTGGCGAGCCTCATGGAGAACGAGACCTGGATGGATGCAAGGATGGCGCTGAATCTGCACTTCGTGGATTCGATTATTGAGCGTGACCAGCTTTACAGCAACAATCCGGAACCGGCCCAGGAAGGCCAACAGGACGCCACAGAGGGCGACACGGGCGCTGATCCGGCAAAGGACGAACGAATGCCAATGCTGTGGAGCGAGCGTCTGGCCGAACAGGCCGTTACCAACAAGGTAGTGAATCATTACCGGATGAAAGATAAAAAGCCAGAAGAGCCAACAGCTCCGAAGGGCTATAAGGTTGATGACTGCATGGCACGTCTCGACCTCATTAAAAAACTCATGTAATTGAAGGAGGATAAGAAAATGACGATTCAGGAGTTGATTACAAAGAGAGCACAGGCGTGGGATGCAGCAAAGAAATTTCTGGATTCCCACAGAAATGAAAACGGACTTCTGTCTGAAGAGGACAGTGAAGCCTATGATCGTATGGAGGCAGACATCACCGACTATACCAAGGAGATTGATCGTCTGAACCGCCAGAAGGCCATTGATGATGAGCTGGCAAAGCCGGTGAGTGCACCGATTACGGCAAGACCTGGTATCGGTGATCCGGAGGATCAGAAGACCGGAAGAGCATCCGATGCATACCGTAAGGCTGCACTGGCTGCTATGAGATCCGGATTCAGACAGGTATCCGATGTTCTGCAGGAGGGCGTTGATACAGATGGCGGTTATCTCGTTCCGGCTGAATGGGACAGAAGACTGATTGATGTTCTGACAGAAGAGAATATCATGCGTTTCCTTGGAACCACGATCAAGACCTCAGGCGAACACAAGATCAATATCGCGGCAACAAAGCCTGCTGCTGCGTGGATTGAAGAGGGTGGCGCACTCCAGTTCACTGACGCAACCTTCGGTCAGATCATTCTGGATGCCCACAAGCTTCATGTGGCAATCAAGATCACAGAAGAGCTGCTTTACGATAATGCCTTCGATCTGGAGAACTACATCACAACCCAGTTCGGTAAGGCGCTGGCCAATGCTGAAGAGGATGCGTTCCTCAATGGTGATGGCAAGGGTAAGCCGACCGGACTGTTCGATGCGACAAAGGGTGGCCAGGTTGGAAAGACGCTGACTGGTACCAAGCTTACCAGTGATGATGTTCTCGATCTGATCTATGCATTGAAGAGACCGTATCGTAAGAAGGCAAGCTTCATTATGAACGATCAGACGCTGGCCGAGCTTAGAAAGCTGAAGGATAACAACGGCGCATATCTCTGGCAGCCAAGCTACCAGGCTGGTGAGCCGGACAGACTCTGCGGATATACTGTCAGAACTTCTGCCTATGCACCGACTCTGGAAGCAGGAAAGCCGGTGATGGCCTTCGGTGATTTTTCCTACTACAACATCGGTGATCGTGGCACCCGTTCTTTCCAGCAGCTTCGTGAGCTCTTCGCAGGTAACGGCATGATTGGCTATGTTGCCAAGGAGAGAGTAGATGGCGTTCTGGTTCTGCCGGAAGCTGTCCAGATCCTGAAGGCTGGCGGCACTGCCAACGCAAAGTGAGGTGAGTCCTGATGCTGAAACTGGATGAGGTGAAACAGTATCTTCGGGTAGACACATCGGATGAAGATGATCTGATCAACAGTCTGATGAAAACGGCGGTTTCCCTCGTCCGGGATGTCAGCCGGAAGGATAAGATTGATGATACGAATTCCGTGGTGAAGACCGCCGAAATGTACGCAGTGGCTTACCTCTATGAACACAGGGAAGAAGCAGATCATACGGATCTGATGCTTACCCTGCGTTCTCTTTTGTTTGGAGTAAGGGAGGCAAAGTTCTGATGGATATTGCAGAATTGAATGTTCGGATTACATTTCAGCGGAACAGCACGGTGATTGATGATATCGGAAATCATAAATCCATCTGGGAGGATGTCTTTACCTGCTGGGCCACGGCATCGAATCAGACCGGAAACGAAGAGAATGATGCAGGTCAGACTTTGGAAGAGGACAAGATGGGTTTCACGGTCCGCTATTCTTCTGAGACTGCAGCAGTCACCAGTAAAGGGTATCGAATCATTCTGAATGACCGCGTTTATAACATCGACCATGTGGATGATATGGGATTCCATAAGCGAAGCCTGAAATTTCATGCAACGCTTGTGCGGAGGTGACTGGATGAGTGTTCGTATCAAACCGGATCAGCTTTCCAAGGTGGTCAGTGAAACGCTAGATGATTATAAAGAATCCTTATCTGAGAAGGTGAAGAAATCCGTGAAGGATGCGGCAATAGAAGCAGTAAAGGATCTGAAGGCAACGTCACCGAAGCTGACCGGCCGGTATGCCAAGAGCTGGAAACAGAAGAAGCTGAAAGAGATCTCTTCGGAAATGGATATCGTGGTCCATGCCGGAAGATATCAGCTGACGCATCTTCTGGAGAATGGTCATGCCAAACGAGGCGGCGGCAGAGTGCGGGCAATCCCGCATATCCGTCCAGTGGAGCAGAAAGTATCTGAGAAGCTGGAACGGGATATCAAGAAGGAGGCACAGGATGGATGAAGTGATTCAGATTTTGAAGAAGCTTGGCATTCCCTTTGCCTATGATCACTTTGCGGAAGGGGAAGGCCCTGATCCGCCGTTTATCTGTTATCTGACTCCGGAGAGCGATAACTTCGCGGCAGATGGAGAAACCTACTTTGATATAGATGTTGTGAATATCGAACTTTATACGGATGAAAAAGACCCGGCTCTTGAGAAGAAGCTGCAGAAGCTTCTGAAACAGGCCGGGATTTTCTATGAAAAGGATGAGACCTGGATTGAATCCGAAAACCTGTATGAAGTGATTTACGAATTTGAGGTGCCATCGGCACCAGATGATGAAGGAGGTGCTAAGGCACATGAGTAAGAAGAACAAGGTTAAATACAACCTTAAGAATGTTCATTATGCGATTGCGACCATCAATGATGATGGAACAGCTACCTATGCCGTTCCGGTTCCATGGCCAGGTGCAGTAAATCTGTCCTTGGAAGCACAGGGAGATCAGACGATCTTCTGGGCTGATGGAATCCAGTACTATGTCACAAATTCCAACTCCGGCTATAACGGAGACTTTGAATCTGCCATGGTTCCGGAGGATTTTAGACAGAATGTTCTGGGAGAAATTCTCGATTCCAATGGCGTGTTAATAGAAGACAGTGACGCGCAGCCAGTGCATTTCGCATTGCTGTTTGAGTTTGATGGAGACATCAATCAGATCCGTCACGTCATGTATAACTGCACGGCAAGTAGACCGAATGTAGAGTCCAAGACCAAGGAAGACAGCATTGAGGTTCAGACAGAAACACTGACCATCAACGCGACCAGTATCAAGAACGCAGCTCTTGATAAGAATATTACCAAGGCACGTTCCACATCCAATACCAGTGATGAAACGTATCAGAACTGGTACAAGGAGGTCTATGTCTCTACAGGAAAGGCTGCAGAGACCAGTGATTCCGGTAAGCAAACATCCGGAACTACACCGAGTGCAGCGAAAGGAGCAAAGTAAATCATGTATAAAGAGATTCAGCTGGATACCCAGAAAGGAAATAAGGTATTCCACTTTCTGGCTACTGGTACAACCGCCTATCGTTTCCGGCAGGTATTCCATCAGGATCTGATGGTGATGCTTAACAATATGGAAAAGGTAGATGACGGGAAAGCAGATACAAGCGTTGGCGATAAGTTGGCCTATATCATGAATATGCAGGCCGAAGGAAAGGATATGACAAAGCTGAGCTTTGATTCCTTTCTGGAATGGTGCGATCAGTTTGACGGTGCCGAGCTGTTCCTTCATATGCAGGACTTCGTGACACTTTATCTTGGCTCCAGAGCAACAACCTCTGTACCAAAAAAAGCAGTCGCCCGACCGACCGGGAAATAAACACAGCGGTCTATATTCTCCGTGCAAAACAAATCGGCCTTTCTCTGTCTGAATTAGATCAGATGGAGGAGGGCCAGATTTTGGATTTAATCATTGAGTCGGGCAATGACCTCTGTGATGACGCATACAGCGAAGTAGCAACACAGGCTGATTTTGATAGCTTCTGATAGTTCAGGATACGTTAAAGTTCCCACATGTTGTGAAAGATTCTGACGACAACTATTTACCCCAGGATGGGGTAAATTTCTATAGCGCTATTTTCAAGATTCCATAGGAATAAACTAAAAGTTATTGAAGAATCGGCAGAGAAATCTGTCGGTGTTTTCTTTTGCGCATTTTTAAGGAGGTGAGCAGACATGGCAGGCTCCAGAATCAAGGGCATAACGATTGAGCTGGATGGCGATACCACGAAGCTCACTGATGCCTTAAAGAAAGTTGATGCCCAGGTCCGGACAACACAGTCTCAGCTGAAGGACGTCAACAAGCTTCTGAAGGAGGATCCCGGTAATAAGGATCTGCTGTCTCAGAAGTATAAGTATCTTGGCACTGAGATTGATGCAACCAAGAAGAAACTGGATACCTTAAAAGAAGCCCAGAAACAGATGGGTTCCGAGAAGGTCGGAACAGAACAGTACGAAGCTCTTCAAAGAGAAATCGAAGCGACAGAACAAAAGCTGAAAGGACTCACAAAAGAATATGAGAACTTCGGTTCTGTCTCTGCACAACAGATCGCAGCCGCAGGCGATAAGGTTCAGCAGGTAGGAGATAAGATCTCCAGTGCGGGAACAAAGATGACTGCCGGAGTGACGGTTCCGATTGTGGCTGGTGCGACTGCAGCCGTGAATGCTTATGGTGATGTGGATAAGCAGTTCAACCTGGTAAAACAGACCATGGGAACCACTGCCAACAGCGCTGCTGACTTCCAGAAACTCTGGGAACAGATGGGAACATCTGCCAAGAATTCCGTCTATGGTATGCAGGATGCCGCGGATGCACTTTTGAACTTCGCACGTCAGGGTTTTACTGCAAAGCAGGCAACGGATATGCTGACACCTGCCATGAGTTTGGCTGCTGGCACCGGAACGGATCTTTCTACGGTTACAGCCGGTCTTGGTAATGCATTGAAGATGTTCGGTGCCAATTCGGATGAAGCTGCCAACTACGCAGATGTTCTTGCCAAAGCACAGGCGCAGGCCAATACCGATACAACACAGCTTTTCGATGCTATGTCGGTTGCTGGTCCGATCTGTAAAACTGTCGGATGGAGCATGAAGGATCTTGCTGCCATCACGGATGTATTTGGTAATGCAGGTATTTCCGGTTCCGAGGGTGCAGATGCTCTGAAGACAGGCCTGGCAAGACTGGCTTCTCCAGCAAAGTCTGGCGCTGAAGCGATGGATGCATTAGGACTTTCCACAGGACAGACCTATGCCATCTTCAATGACAACGGAACATTGAAAGACATGCCGACCGTGCTCCAGAATCTGAATAGTGCTTTTTCTGGATTGTCTGATCAGGAGAAACTGGAAGCCGCAAGTAATATCTTCGGTAAGAACCAGATGGCCAAATGGCTGACATTAATTCAGACTTCTCCATCCGATATCAAGGGACTCCGTGATGCACTGGATGATGTATCCGGTTCTGCGGATGACATGGCAAATGCCTTGATGTCTGGTACGGGTGGTACGATTGAGCAGTTAAAATCCACCTTCGATGTTCTGACGGTTACGGTTGGTCAGTTGGTCGCTCCTGCATTTACGAAAGTGATGCAAGCAGTGATTGACTGCATGAATGCCATCATGAACATGAATCCGGCGGCACAGAAGCTGACACTGATTCTTCTTGGCATCGCGGCAGCTATCGGCCCAATCTTGATTGTGATAGGAAAAATGGCAACGGGTGTCGGTGCCTTGATGAAACTGGCACCTGCATTTGCCAAGATTCCATCCGTTATCAGTACAGTCAAAGGAGCAGTCTCCGGTCTCTGGGGAGTGCTTTCTGCAAATCCAATAGTACTGGTCATCGCAGCCATTGCGGCTCTGGTGGCCGGTTTTGTTTATCTGTGGAATACGAGTGAATCCTTCAGAAACTTCTGGATCGGACTCTGGGATGGAATCAAATCCATTGTTTCGGATGCAGTAGAGGCAGTGAAGGGATTCTTCAGTCAGATCGGGGATTTCTTCTCCTCAATGGGAGAGGTTATCTCGAATGTCTGGAATACGATCACGAATGTGGTTCAAACCGGAATCATGCTGCTGGGATCCATTCTGCAGGGAGCTGTACAGATCCTGCTTCTTCCTTGGTCTTTTATCTGGGAGAACTTCGGTCCGATTCTGACGAAGACATGGGAAGGCATCAAGAGCACAGTCAGCAATGCATTGTCGGCAGTGGGCGGATTTATTTCGAGTGCCTGGACTTCCATCAGCAGTGTAACGAACAGTGTGTGGTCTGCAATCAGCAGCTTCTTCAGTTCGATCTGGAATACCATCAGCGGAGTGTTCTCCTCTGTACTTGGAGTCATTCAGTCGGCAGTCTCTACGGCTTGGAATGCTGTCAGCAGTGTGACCAGCTCGGTATGGAACACCATCAGTTCTGTGATTTCCACAGTCTGGAATGCCATCAGTTCCAAGATCAGCAGTGTGCTTTCCAGTATCCAGAATGTGATGAGCACAGTTTGGAACGCAATCAAGAATATCGTGACCGGGGCTATCAATGCGGTAAAGGATACAATCTCAAATGGACTGAATGCGGCGAAGAACACTGCCGGGAATATTCTGGATGGAATCAAAGGCAAGTTCTCGTCTGTTATGGATGGGGCAAAGAGCATCGTCAAAGGTGCGCTGGACCGGATCAGCAGTTTCTTTTCCAACTGTAAGCTTCAGCTGCCACATATCAAGTTGCCGCACTTCAGCATCAGTGGAAAGTTGTCCATTGATCCGCCTTCGGTTCCGCATCTGTCGATTGACTGGTATAAGAAGGCCATGGACGATGCCTATCTTCTCAATAGTCCGACCATCTTCGGAGCTGCTAATGGCAGACTCCTTGGCGGAGGAGAAGCAGGGCAGGAAGCCGTTGTTGGAACCGATAAACTTGTCGATATTGTACAGACTGCACTTGCTGGAGTTGGTGGCGGCACGACAGTCATCCCGGTCTACATTGGCCAGGAACGGATTGATGAGATCGTTGTTCGGGCCAACCAGCGTGCAGCCTATCGCTCTGGAGGAAGGTGATGGATCGTGTTAAGTGACTATCCGATTTACTTTGATGATACAAAGCTCTTCACACCAGAATCATGGGACGAGAGTTATGAAGTCGTTGAAAATACAAATCAGACAGAAGCAGGGACGGATCAGACCGTTGTTATTCGATATGACAAGCTGAGTGTCTCTGCTTCTTTCAATTGCTCAAGTAAATGGGCTGCGAAGTTTGCAGAATTCCGGGATCACGACAGCATCCAGGTAAAACTCTATGATCTGAAAACGCAGGACTATAAAACCCGGACGATGCGAATCCGGAATTTTAAGTCTGGTCCGGAGAAGAACTCGGAAAGGACGAAAAGGACCAATGGCCTGTATGTTGTGTCGTTTGATCTGAATGAATTCTGATTGATGGAAAGGAGGAAGCCATGTATCCGGTAAGTGATGCGTATAAAGAAGCGATGAAAAAAGACGTGCAGAGCTATCGGATGCGCGGCTCTATCGGGAAGACAGAATTTGCCGATAAGAATATCCTCACTGGATCCTTTTCCATTACGAATCAGTGTTCCGATACGACACAGGTTCAGATAGGACAGGTCTATACGGCAGAACTCAAAGCAACCTTCCTTGGCTTGGAATCAGAACGATATGCTCTGAAGGATGCAGAGATTCGGCCTTCCTTTGGTATGAGGCTTGCAACTAGAGAATATGAGGATATTCCGCTGGGAATCTTTACAATCTCAGAAGCCAACTGGGGAGAAAGTGGAGTCGAGATTACGGCCTATGACAATATGTCCAAGCTCGATAAGTCATTCTCTGTTTCCAAGTTATCTGGCAAAGCATACCGGATTGCTTCTCTTGCCTGCCGGTCCTGCGGCTTGGAACTGGCAACCACACCGGAAGAATTCGAATCTTTCGCTAATAATGATGTGACCTTCACACTATATCCGGATAACGAGATCGATACCTGGAGAGATCTGATTTCGTGGCTGGCGCAGTCACTTGCCTGTAATGTATTTGCAGATCGGGAAGGAAAGATTGTATTCCGGAGTTATGGCACAACGGCAGTCGATCAGATTGATGTCAAGCATCGATTCACCGGCTGCAAGTTTGGCGATTATATCACCAGATATACCGGTCTTTCCTGTGTGGATATTGCAGATCAGATGACCAGATACTATGCGGCAGCGGTGGATGATGGCCTGACTTATAACCTTGGCATGAATCCGCTTCTCCAATCTGGTGACAGTGGTCATAGCTTGGAAACGATCCGGAGAAATATCCTGAATGCACTGAGCAGCGTTCAGTACGTCCCGTTCACAGCTTCGATGATTGGAAATCCCGCCTATGATCTGATGGACGTTTTCCATTTCACAGGTGGGTATGCAGATGATGACAAACTCTTCTGTATGACCAAGTATGTCTTTACCTACAACCAGAAATACGAAATGGAAGGCGTGGGAAAGAATCCAGCGCTGGAAACGGCAAACAGTAAGTCAGACAAAAATATCTCCGGCTTGATGGAGCAGGTGAGTTCAATCACGGATTCCATCAATAACCTGCTTTATGACTACAACACCAGTGAAGTTCTGATTGGCCAGACAGAACGAATCGCCGGTTTGATAACCTACTACATCAAAGAAGAAGCAGATGTGGAAGGTCACTTTCTGATCCACTACCGGGCGGAGAAATCTACCCGGCTGATTATTCGCATTTATGATCTTGGCGTGGAAGAACTGTACTCACCATTGATCTATGATTTGCCAGCAGGGGATGGAACGATAGGTATTCCTCATTCTTATTTGCATCGCGTGGTTGGAACACACACGGCAACGATCACTGCACAATGCACTGTCGGGACGATCCATGTTCCGACCAGAAGCATTTTCTATACGATCAATGCCGGGAACTTTGCAGAGGCTGTGGATGAAATCGGAATGGACATCCGGGATATCACGATGCGTCAGCTTCTGGAATCCAATGGACCGGATCAGATCTGGTGCGCCGGAATTGAAGATGGAAAGCTGCTTGTCAGCCGCAGAGAATACCAGGACGATGGCACTGCGCCAATAAAGTGGGAAGGTGTCTATACACCGGGAGAGGCACTGGATGCAGCTATCGAGTTTGATGGCACCTGGGTGTTAAGAACTGGAGCTGAGAAGTTCACCATTGAAACTGATGATGAACCATGGCTCTTCTGGATTTCGGACGCTGCTAAACGTACTTTATATGCACAGCATGGTTCTGATGAATCCACCCGTTTTGTGATGGAAGAAGGAGTAAATTCCGTCCATGCATGCAAAGGATACAGTTCTGAAATGTACCCGGAACAAGATCAGGGACTTGTGGTTGTTTATGTAAAAACAGATGAAACCGTCTGGTATCGACAGTACACATTAAACACAGAGAGCGGTAAGAAGGTCTGGTCCAATCCGGTGAGAATCGCTACCAGCGAATCTTGGAAAGAAGCCAATGTGCATCGGCTGAACGATTACCGTCTGAGCTTTGAACTTTCCAATGAAAAGCACAATGTCTGGATGATCACAGGCCGGACCTATGTTGGTCAGTCTGTTTATCCGGAAAATGCGGGATTTAATGGTGACGCAGAACTTGGATTCAGTTTCTTCCGTAATGGAGATGCCATTGACTTTGATGGTTACGCGGTTCAGTTTGATGATAAGACCGCTCCAGAGACAGAATTCCATATCCGCTATCCTTATTCAATCCGGAATGTCGATAAGAATTTCTCGGATGAAGTGAAAGTGGTCCTGAATGGAAAAGAACTGGCACGGTCCAAGTATTCTCTGAAGTTGGATGGAACAGATCTGGTGATCACAACGAAAGAAGAGATTGCTGCAACAAGAGCAGAGGAGGCAAAGCTGGCTGTCACGGTTCTTGGCTCTGACTGCTATTTCTATCTTTCCAATGATAACAACGTGCATCGGATTCTTCTTTCGGATCAGGATTTCAACTGGACCGTGGAACGGCCGATCATCGTCATCAATATCGAAGTTGATGAGGAAGCACTGTTTAATGCGGCGGCGAATATGTCAGAGATTATCCGGCAGGTGAATAACTATCCAAAGACAGCAGATGATTCTGGAACCTTCCAGGCTTCCGCTGCCTTTTCTCTTGTGACCAAACAGGTAGGCAGAAAGAACATCGGTGTGGATGATGCCGGTCAGTTTAATGCAGCAATCGCCTGCACGATTACGACTTCCTATACCGGAGATGCACCAATTTAAGGAGGACTCATGAAAAGCAGATGTAAGATCAATTTCAAAAATGAATATACCGTCCGAGTGGAACGGTTAGGACAGGTGAAAGAATATCACTTTGGCAATGTGGTCCTGGACAGCATCCTGAATCAGAACTTTGGATTCTCAGGAGTCCGAGTTGGATCCGGTACGGGAACACCAGCCAAGACGGATACGGATGTCTTTACGAAGCTCTGGGATATCAGTTGCACAAAGACGGTAACCAAAGATGATGAAAAGCAGGCTGCCATCCATACGCTGGTCGGTGAGATTCCTCCGGACACTTCTCACGTTGGAACGATCACAGAGCTTGGAATCCTGATTGGATCCACAATGGTAACGCACGCTCTGATTAAGGATGCCGAAGGAAACCCAATGACCATCGAAAAAGATGATCTGACCAGAGTGATCGTGACAGCACGAATCACCATGACGCTTTCCGTGAACAGTCCTTGGCTCCCAATGCCAATTCAGCATACGGCTATGTATATCAAACAGGTAAAAGATGATGAAGGACGAGAGAAGCGATTTGGCTGGGGAGGATTTGGAACCGTCTGGCTGGAACTCTGCACGAATAGCAATGCGGCAATCGGTGATGGCGAGATGGAGCAGTCATACTCTTATATCGGAACTTCCTATTATCCTTGGCTGACGAGCGCATCTTGCTATGGGTATGGAAATGCAGCAGCCAGCAATGAAGTGAAGGATGGAAAGAGAACGGTTAAGTTTGACTTCCGTGCGCCAGCAACGCTTCTCAATTATCCGGTATATTTCAATACCATCATGATCAGTGCGATTGCTTATGCAGAGCTTCCTAATGCAGAACTGATTCCAAATTATGATGTAACGAACTATCCAGTCGGAACTGGCGATGGAAGCACTAAGGATTTCTTGTGTCCATTCAGTTACTTCGTCAAGGATTCGGACTCCATTACCGTGGATGGAAAAACACTGACCAGAGGCGTGGACTATACGGTTATCAATGATAATAACCATGAAATGCTTCAGGAACTGACACCATTTGCCAGAGCCAAAGCATCTGGTGGAAACCGAGACAGCAATCATTATGGTGTTGGCTTGTTTACCAGACCACTGTATGACTGGCCTGCAAATCAGAGACAGAACTTTGGCAGCGGTGATAATGGTTACTATGCTCATGATAAGGATTCGGAATTTGTATCCCGTATCTATAAAAACAGCCCGGTAATCTTTGATCTGGGTGCTGAGTATGAACTCAATAAATTTCACCTGCCAGCTTCCTTTACCAATGCAACCTATACGCTGAGTGTTTCTTCTGATGGAGAAACTTATACCCAGGTGTTCAGCGAGGTGAAGGAGAACAAGAAGGACCTGTTGCTTGATTTCAAAGCAAAGGGCAGATATTGGAAGTTGGAATCCACAGCCAACACGGATACCGTTGCCTTTAATGCTGATCCCAATGCTGTGCCTTTCCTTGGTAAAGTGCAGGATGGCTATATCCATTTCAAAGAGGCTCCGGCAAATGGAGCTGTGATTACGATGAGTGTAAAGATGGACCGGCCGTTCAAGACTTCTGAAACCGTCATTGATTATTCCGGCAGTCTGGAAATTACAGTATAAGAAGGAGACTGGAGATATGGCTTTGAGCTTTGCAAAGACAATCGACCTTACAGCCTATGATAAGAATCCAGAGCCGAAAATTGTCACGCAGCTTTCCATCATCCATGAAGCACGGGATGGTGAGATTGTTCAGTATTATGTGAGACCAGGCAACATGGCGGAGGAAGACAAGAGCAGCCATGCTATCGGTGTATATGATAAGGACAAAGAGACCTGGACCTATACCGATTATGATGAGCTGACTTGGAATGCTCCTGGTCAGAGAATTGCCGGAAACCGTCTCGAACGATTAGGTGTGAAGGCATTCCCGGATGTGGGCGCAATTGCCTTTTACAAACTTGCCTTTCGTGATATTTCCAGAATCCTTGCTCCAGTCAATCCGGAAAGTGGAAAGCTGGAAGCTCCGACATTAAGTGTGGTGAAGAACGAGGATGGTACGCTCACTTTTACGATTACACCGGCAGAGAATTCAAAGTATCGCTGTTACCGCATCATTATGCAGGATGGAGCATTTTCCACGGACCACATTACCTATGATCTGGTGACTACAGTGGATCCACCTTTGGTCAATGGAAATTACGAGTGCTTTTGTATCGGCTTCCCAGATGAGGGACAGTATTGCTCCAGAGACAGCAACGTGGTCCACGTTCAGATCACTGGCAAGGCAGATGATTATGAGTCTCCGTTCTATACCAAGGATGAGGTAACTGCCATGCAGCAGCGGATTGAAGATACCTATACCAAGGGCGAAGTGGATGGAATTCAAACCCGCGTGGAGGATACGTACACAAAGGAACAGATTGATCAGCAGATCGCAGAAGTGATGAAAAACTTCAATGATGGCGATGTGGGAGAGTATTGATGAAGAAACTATACACAGAGGCCAACATTCAAATGATCGCTGATGCCATCCGGGATAAGCTGGGGACGGATACAAAGTACAAGGTTTCAGAAATGGCCTCTGCAATCCTCAGCATCCCGACAGATGGAACAGTTGGTGCTGGCGGGAAGAACTATGTTTTTATAACGGACGAGAATGAAGCAGTGACAGAGACTATGCCACATGATGTAAATACGGTCTGGCTGTTTTCCGATACGATCCTGTCTACGGATATCACAATGGATGATATTGAATGTGATGCAGTAACAAGTGTGCAATTCATCAATCGGCTGCTGCTCAAATTGACACTGGATACCACTAAGATTCATGCCGGTGATACCTTCAAGATTCGAGTAAAAAAGAACGGCTATCTGCATCACAATGGTGGATCCATTCAGTGCAGGCTGCCGGTTTCCAATACGCTGGATTTATTTGATCAGACCAGCCTTGGCAGTCAGATCATCACCAGCACATATTCTGATCAGGGAACCTGCAATATCAGCCTTAAGAAATACTCGATTATTGGATTTGCAGATACGCTTTCAACTTTAAAGAAAAGCAGAGATGTATTTCAATCCTGCTCTGTGGATGGCAACTGCTGTTTTAAGGCGGGGAATATCACCTTGTATGTAAATGGCAGAGACAATGGTTATCAGATCATCAGTCTATATGAAATGCCGATGGATGATGTGGGATCCTTAATTCGAGTTACGTGGAATGGCTATATGCCTTATAGCCAGAGTGAAGCTAATCGAGGAATATGGGATGTGTATTTCCTTGGAAATGGAGATTTCTATATTCGGATTACCAGCCTCGGTACGAATAGCAGTGGCACTTATCAGATAAATGGACAGAACTTTAAGAACCCAGGAGTGGGAGGATATGTTTCTGTCTATCGAAAGAATTATTACGGGACTGCTTTTGAGATCGTCTATGAGAAATATGATCCTTCTAAACATGATGTCAATGCAGATAATCCGATTAAAAATCTTACACTCATCGAATTGATGAAGGATAAAAATGGATTGTCCTATTGCCTGAAGAACGATGTAGATGATTCTACCTACACCTATAGCAATGAACTGTTTCAGTGGCCATATGCTGGAAAAACGTACAGCTCATTATATGTGAGTACGAATTCATGGATTGGAGTGACGGGATCATCAAATGAAGAGATCCGGATCAATCGGCAGGATGCGAAAGCTCATCTGTTTTCGCATGGCAACTACCACATTACGGATCTGGATATTGATTGTTATAAGTTCCGGTGGGAAGGATACTCCTATTACCGGGATGGTTCTGCAAATCAAATCTGGGAACTGTATCTGTTTGAAAACGGAGATGCAATGCTCCGCATGGAGAAAATGCAGGGCAATAAATCTGGAAAGTTCTCATTCTTTGGAACTGTCTTTTCAATCAGTGAAGGAGAGTGTGTTTCGTTTTATCGGGTGGATGAATCCTCCGGTAAATTTACGGCAGTCAATGAAGTATATGACATCACAAAGCATGTCGCTTAAGGAGGTGGTTTCCAATGGTTGAGTTTATTGTCCGCTACTGGGTGGAGGAACTCTTCGCTGTGATCATTGCCATCATCGGATGGCTGATCAAACAGGTGAAGGCAAAGAAAAGTGAATATGAGATTCTTCGTGAAGGAATCGTGGCTCTGCTGCATGATCGATTGTATTCGGCCTGCAGCTTTTTTATTGCCCGCGGTTACTGCACATTGGAGGATCGGAATAATCTCGAATATCTGTACACGCCATATAAGCAGTTAGGCGGGAACGGTACAGGGACGAGATTGTATGAGAAATGTCTGGAACTGCCATATGAGGCAGAAGAGAAGAAGGGAGAATAACTATGGATTTTGGAATTGCAAGTGTAGCAGCGATCACGGTCATTGCCTATCTGGTAGGCACAGCCTGCAAGGCATCGAACTTCGTCAATGATGAGTGGATTCCGGTGATTTGCGGAACGGTCGGAGCAGTGCTCGGTGTAGTCGGGTTGTATGTGATGCCGGACTTTCCAGTCAGTGATGTTGTGAATGCAATCGCAGTTGGTATTGTTAGTGGCTTTGCGGCAACAGGCGTTAATCAGGCTGTTAAGCAGCTTGGTAAAGCAAACAAGGAGGATAACGAAAATGAGCATGAAGGGAATTGATGTCTCTAGGTGGCAGGGAACGATTAACTGGCCAGCAGTGAAAGCTGCTGGTATTCAGTTTGCCATCATCAAAGCAGGCGGCTCGGATAAAGGATTCTATAAGGATCCTCAGTTTGAAGCCAACTATGCAGGAGCTAAGAGTGCAGGCATCCATGTGGGTGCCTATTATTTTGTCGGCCCTGGCTGCAAATTCAGAGCAGATGGAGAAGCGGATGCCAGAAGGTTTCTCGCCTTCCTGTCCGGAAAGCAGTTTGATATGCCAGTCTATATCGACTTCGAGGCACCGAATGCAACGAATAAGAATGGCAACACTGAAGCCTGCATTGGCTTTTGTCGAGTGATGGAGCAGGCCGGATACTTTGCCGGTGTTTATGCATCCGATCTGTCTGGATTCCATGACAGACTGAACAGAGATGCTCTGAAGCCGTTTACCTGGTGGGTTGCCCGCTATGGCAGCAAGTGCACCTGGGCGACAGCCAATCTTGGTATTTGGCAGTACTCTAGTTCTGGAAGAGTGAATGGCATCAGCGGTGATGTAGATATGGATGAGTGCTATATCGACTATCCAACTACGATCCGCAATGGTGGATTCAATGGCTACAAGGTTGGAGCAAAACCAGCTGCACCTGCGCCAAAGCCAGCACCTGCTCCGGCACCGGTTTCTTCCGGTATTAAGGTCGGAGACAGAGTGAAGGTTATCAATCCAGTCACCTGGACTGGCCAGAGATTCAAACTTTGGTACAGCACCTACACTGTGATGGAGCTGAATGGCCAGCGTGCAGTCATTGGCGTGAATGGTACGGTCACTGCAGCAATCAGTGTTAAGAATCTGAAGAAGGCTTAAGAAAGGCGGTCAGATGGGAGATTCAGTTCTCTTGTCTGGCCGCTATTTTTAGTTGTTCTCTTTTGCTGACATATGTAACCAATACTGGATTCGCTGCCATGGATCATAAGGGCAGGAATCGTCAATGCCATGATTCATCTGGCATTCTTTTCCATCAAGTGGGCAGATATCCCGCTCATCACAGATCTTGTGGTTTACAAAATCATGGAAGTCATCTGCTCCATTCAGATCATAACCAATTTCTCCGGTAATCCCACTCAGAAAATGTGCCAGTTCCTACGCTGACATGTTTTTAATTCTTTCTTCATTTGTCATTGTATTTAACACTCCTTCTTAGCCTCTTAGGCAGTAAGTAATTAAATACGATATGCATGCATAGTCAAACAACTCCTGGTTGGATAGAAAAGAAAAATCAATTCCGGCTTTCACGAACAGAATTCAAGTTAAGAAAATTAACAACCTTTGTACAAAAACAGGGTCTTTGTGTCGGTTATCAGTCAGAAAGAGTGATGACCATGAATGAAGAAAAATCAGTAGAAATTAGATCCCTCAGACAAAACGGTATGAGCATGCGAAAGCTCGTGGAATATACAGGGGAAACAATAGCCACTATCAGAGCACAGTGTAAGGACATAAACCCTGTTCGTGAAAACAAGGACCTCCCTTATCAGATTGAGAAAAAAGAAGCGTGTGCTTATTGCGGTCGGATGATGGAGCAGCCAAAGAAAGGCAGACCAAGGCGTTTCTGCTCAGATGCCTGCAGACGCGCATATTGGAAAGCAAATCGTGATCTGATGAAACAGCATCCCGAAGCGGTCTATACAAAAGTCTGTGCATATTGCGGAAAGACCTTCACCTCATATGGAAATAAGAACCGCAAATACTGCTGTCATGAGCACTATGTCCTGGACTACTACGGGCATCAAAAAGCCCGTAAATAAGCGGAAAATCGTTGATATAGTAGCCGTTTAGAGTGATAGATAGACTACCGAAAAGGGAAGGAGGAAAGCATGCAGATTACAACAAGAACCACAGACCGAAACGCACTGATTTCCTTCCTGCAGAAGGAAACAGGACAAAGGCCGAAGTACATGGGAGCACCAACCTTCCAGTACATCATCGGCCCATATACAGTGCTCAGAAATGCCAATATTGAAACCGATCCGGATGATGGAAACAGTCTTCTGGATAAGCTGAGAAAGAATGGATTTGCAGATGATGAAGAAGAATCCGGTATCAGCGTTTCGTTTGAAACAGAAACAGTCACGGCAAGAATGAATCTTCTCAATATGGTTCATGCCAGACAGGACATCATCAATAAGGCTATCGGAAAGAACAGAGCCTTCCATATTAATGATTCGTTTCTTAAGGAGATGCAGGATCGCAATCCTCAATCCTTACAAGAATTCAGAGAGTCGCTGCTTTACTGCAGCGCAGAAACAAGAATGAAAGGCATCCGTTTCTACGATGACAAAGTGGTGTTCACCGGGTGCCCGGAGGATGTGTCAAAGGACGAGCAACAAGCAATGGAAGATCTTCTGTCAGCAATTGTTCGTACTTCCGAGAAACAGCGCTGGGCAAAACCATCTGCTAAGGAATCTGAGAACGAGAAATATTTCTTCCGGATCTGGATGATCTCTCTGGGCTTAAATGGCCGGATGTATCAGAAGACCAGAAACATCCTTCTGGAAAGGCTGGATGGGGATGCGGCTTACCGGACCGAAGAGCAGAAACAGAAAGCTATCGAAAAACGAAAGAAAGCTAGAGCCAAGAAGGTAAAGGAGGACAAAGATCATGACGACTTTACGATCCTCTGATCAGGCTGACGTCATTGTCATTCCAAAGTTTCAGAAGCCGGAAGGCACAAAGATCAAGGCCGCTGTGTATTGCAGGGTTTCTACCAAGAGCGAAGGACAGGAGGATTCACTGGAAAACCAGATTGATCATTACAAGGATGTGGTTGGAAAGGATCCGCGCTATGAACTGACCAAGATCTATTACGACTTTGGAATCTCCGGCTTTAAGGAAAACCGGCCAGGATTCCAGAAGATGATGGCAGACAGTCGGAAAGGAAAGTTTGAACTTCTCATCACGAAATCCATCACCAGGTTTGCACGGAATACTGGTACGGTGCTCAAGGCTACCAGAGAATTAAAGGATCATGGCATCGGTGTTTACTTCGAACTGCAGCGCATCAATACGCTGGGTGAAGGAGGAGAGCTTCTGATGACGCTCTACGCGGCCTTTGGTCAGGCTGAAAGTGAAGCCAACAGAGTCAGCACGCAAATGACCATCCGCCGGAAGAAAGAGAAAAGGATACCGACAGCTCAATTGAGCAGGGTATTCGGTTACTGCCGGAACGATGCTGGAGAGATTGTGCCGGATGCAAATGCTAAATGGGTGATGGAGATTTTCGAGATGGCTGCAGATGGATTCACAGTCGGCCAGATCACAAACTATTTCAATAAGGAAGGCGTGAAGACACAAAACGGAGCCATCTTCTACCGGAAAACGGTTCAGCGGATTCTTTCAAATGAGGAATACAAAGGTGACTTTGTTCAGCAGAAGCATTACGTTGACGAGCATCGGAAGGAGCGCCTCAACACCGGCCAGCTGGATAAGATTTACTACAAGGAAAATCATCTGCCGATAGTTACTAATGAGCTGTGGGCAGATGCTCAGAAGGCTCTCAATGTCCGGAAGAGAAAGAAGCCAGACAAAGAAAAGCAGAAAGATCTCAATATTGAAATTTATCCCTACCGGCACAAGCTCTTCTGTGCTAAGTGCGGTTATCCCCTGCAGCGGGTTTACATGGGCGGCAAATACAAATGGGCCTGCCAAGGAAAGCTGCGATTCACGAATAAGTTCTGCCCAAGCATCTCGGTTCCTGATGAAGTGGTTCGGACCTGGGGAGAGATTGATGAGAATACTTATGTTGCTGCCAAGATCGACCGAGGCAGAGTAGTAGGATTCGATCATGAGTCGGAAAATGAATGGAAGAAACACCATACCAAGAAACGGCATCATAGCAATGCGCCTGCACTGACCATAGAGAATTATCCATACAAAGACCGGATCTTCTGCAAATACTGCGGCAGCAGGCTGAGAAGAATCATCGCCAACAATGGGAAAGTCTGGTGGATTTGCGACAACTTCAGTCGGAACGGAAAATCCGCCTGCAAAGGCATCCGGGTGCCGGACGATAAGCTGCAGTCCTTAAGACATGATCCACAGATCGTTTACATCGGAAAGGAGATCATCAATGGCAAAGAATATTACGGTTATTCCAGCAAGCCAGATACAAAAAAGTAAAGCTACGGAGAAGAAGAAAATCCGGGTGGCGGCTTACTGCAGAGTTTCTACTGAGCATGAGGAGCAGGTCGGTTCCTTTAAGAACCAGGTGGAATACTATACGGAGCTCATCAATCGAAATCCTGACTGGGAGATGGCTGGCATCTTTGCGGACGAAGGTATCTCAGGCACTGGAACCAGAAAGCGTGCTGGGTTCAATGCAATGATCAAAGCCTGCCGAGATGGAAAGGTGGATCGGGTCATCACAAAATCCATCAGCCGGTTTGCTCGAAATACAGCGGATTGCCTTCGCTTCTCCAGAGAATTGAGAGACCGTGGCATTCCGATTTTTTTCGAGAAGGAGAACATAGACACAATGGCTGCTTCCGGAGAACTGCTCTTTACGATTCTTTCCAGCCTTGCTCAGGAAGAGAGCCGGAACATCAGTGAGAATACAGCATGGGGCATCCGGTCAAGATTCAAACAGGGTATTCCGCAGATTAACACAAATCACTTCATGGGGTACGACAAGGATAAGGATGGAAACCTCATCATCAATGAAGAGCAGGCAGCGGTAGTGAAACGGATCTACCGAGAATTTCTAGAAGGGTGGAACTTGGCCGAGATTGCCCGCCACTTGAATGATGAAGAGATTCCAGGTGTGACGGGAAAAGCCTGCTGGACATCGATCACAATCAAACGAATGCTGCGGAATGAGAAATACAAAGGAGATCTCCTGATGCAGAAGTATTACACGAAGAACTTCCTCACCAAGATGCGAGTCGAGAATGATGGAGCATTGGACCAGTACTACATCAAGCAGGCACACAAAGCCATTGTTACTGAAGAAGAATGGGAGGCGGCGCAGTATGAGCTGGAACGGCGGTACAACTTTAGAAAGAGCCATGGCCTTAAGGAAATCAGCTCACTGACCAAGACTGGCTTCTTTGCAAAGGTGTTCTGCGGTGATTGTGGCGGACGGTTTGCAAGGAAGGATTACAAGGGAATCAAAGAACCGTTCTGGAAATGCGTCAGTGCTGAAAAGCAAAGTGGGAAGACATGCTCGATGGGGAACGTGAAGGAATCAGATCTGAGGCACGCGTTTACAATTGCATGGAATGACATCGTTCAGCATAGAGAAAAGAACATGAGCAGATGGGATAAGCTGGAAGCCAGCGACAATGCACTTGACCGAATCCGTGGCCATCAAATGAAGGAGCTAACGGAACAGGGAGAATTGGAATTTGAGATTCCAGAGTTGACCAGAATGGTCCTGAAAGAGGTCATCGTAAAGGATCCGAAAACATTCACCATCAAGTTTCTGGATGGAGAGCTGAAAAACATCTGCTTATAAGAAACCTGCATCAGTAAAATGGTGCAGGTCTTTTTGTTGTCCTATTGACCTGTTCCCTGGGGAACAGATGATAATAGCTATATCTATATATTTAATCGAATGCTAGAATGATCTAAGAACTGTTTTGCTTCGATAATAAGTATCTCGATTCATATGAGTGGGGTGGTATGTAATGAGCAATGAAATAGATAAACCAAATTCATCACGGGATTTGGCTAATAGCGGAATGAATAATGTTTCAGACATCACCTATGAATTGCTGCAGGATGCGCAGGAACATTTACCGTCTGATCGAACTGTAAAAGTGCCGATTGCAGAACTTGATTCTTTAGGTGCGGGCATCACATCTATTTTGCCAAGTGTCAGAACAATATCCCAGACATCCACAGTAAATGCTGATGGTCTTTATCGGATTGCAAATGCTGCTGAAGGAGATGTTCTGAAAATTGCTAAAGATGGTAATGCGTGGGGAGCATTGAAAACAGCTGAAGGTAAATCGAAGATGGCTAAGCTGGCAGCAGCTGATCCTCTTACTGCTAAAGTGACCACTGTTGCTCCGATTAATCCGGCTACACTTATGATGGCCGGAGCTTTAATTGCCATAGACAAGAAGCTGGATGATATTTCAGAAACCACGAAAGAAATTCTTGATTTCTTGAATGTAGAAAAACACTCTGAGATTAAAGCAGATGTTGAAACATTAATGAATATGATTGAGCGTTATAAAACAAATTGGAATAACCCTCAATTCCGCAACAGCAATCATAAGGAAACCATCGATATTCAAAACAAGGCCTTGAAGAACATGAACTTTTATTCTGAGAAGGTAAAGAAGCTTTTGAATGAAAAACAGCTCATTGTCGGGCAGGCTATGGTAAGTCAGAAACTGAATGATTTTATAAAGGAATTCAAATACTATCGTCTGTCCTTATACGCATATTCTCTTGCATCAACACTTGAGGTTATGCTCAGTGGTAACTTCAGCGAGGAGAACCTAACAGAAAGAAAAAGAGAACTTGGTAAATATGCATATCAGTATAGAGAGTTATATGCAAAGGGATCTGAATATCTGGAAAGAATGACAAAGAAATCTGTAGAGACTAACTTCCTGAAGAATGTCGGCAATGCCAGCAATTCAGTTGGAAAATTTATCGGCAGCATTCCGTTAGTTAAAGATGGACCGGTTGATGAATTTCTGCAGGATAGTGGGCATAAGATAAAAAAGGATGCCAGAGGAATCGAAAACAAAACAATACATACCTTTGCGAAAATGAGTGATCCGAAAACCAGATTTTTTACAAATGGTTTAAACACCATGATACGAATCTATGATCATACTTCTGAAATATGTATGGACAAAGACAATGTTTATTTGATATCTGATTCTTCTTATTAATCTGCACATGCATGGGTGATAGACTACAATTTAACTTTTTCGCAAAAATGCACTTTTGCCAATAGGTTATGGCTTTTTGCACAAAGGTGTTTCACACACTTTTTAGTTAAGCCGCGCACAGTCATCGCCGCACACAGTTTTCAGTTAAGGCAACACACCATCGGCAGTCCTCGTTGGAATTTCCATCCCGATCTTCACTTCACAGCTGGAGAAGGCTAGAGAAGCAACAGACGCTGCTAATATCCGTTCTGCATATGCAGAAATGTCAGCTGCTGTACTGACCGATGAAAAGGTTGATGATACAAATACAGATTATACTGTTACTTTGACACAGACTGAAGACAAATGGCAGGATACAGCAATTAAGCTTCCAAGCAACCTGACAGAAAGCGGAACGCCATCCGCTAAGGGAACTGCAAAGCTTTCTTATGATGCAAAAACAGGTAAGATTACAGTTACATACGCAGCAGCTTAAGCTTAAAGATTGAACTGATAAAGTATGAAATATAAGGGACGAATAGAATTGATGTTCGTCCCTTTTTTTATTGCAATGTGTTAACTTACGGTCTTGATTGAATTTCGTTAATCTGGGGGGGATTCACTAAAAAAGTCTTACATGTTAGTAAGACCTTTTACAAAGTGTTTAGAATTGATTCTCTCCTATACTGGCTTGAATTGCATCATCAAGTTTTGTCTTTCCTTTAACGTAGTGAGGATAGGACAGCAGCAATTTGCTTGAAATAGTGTATTTAATAGTTATGTATTCATA